GCAGGATTAATAACCTTATCTTTACTATTCTTTATATTTATTTCTGTTGGAAAAGACATCACACTATTACCAAAACTTTTAAGCCAATCAGTCCCCTTATAATCAACTAATCTAACTGGAATATACTCATTGGCTTTTTTATTTTTTATGAAAATATCTGAAGTTGTGCTTTTTTTATCTGGCTTTTTTTTATTTAATTCTACTAGCTTAGATAATAATTTTTCTATTTTCTCACTTGATATTTTTTTTAAATTTTTTGGAAGTCTAAGAACTTCTATCTCGTCTAAATTATTTATTCTAAACTCATCAGGAACTACAATATCCTCTTTCTTTATATACTTTGCTATTTCTTTTAAATTAGAAACTTCTATTTTATCAAATTTAAATTCATTCTTAGGAATTTTTATATACTTTGATATTTCATCTAAGTTGTCTATAGCAAATGATTTTGGAATTTTTAAAGAGCTAAAATCAAATTTATCTGGCTTTACATCATCTATATTTTCAATTTTAACAGAAAAAACATTCTTAACTATTTTTTTATAAAAAGTATCAATCGAAAAGACAATTTTTTCTATTATCCTATCAAAAAATTTCCTTTCTCTTTGTTCTTTTATATCATTAATAAATTTTTTAATATTATTCATCTAAATATAAATTAGTTAATTCTTTTTTAATGCTATCCACTTCTTCTATTTTTTTATCTAATTTTTTTTCTCTATCTTTTAATATGATTTCTTTAGCTTCTTCCTTAATTTCTTTTTTTATATCAACTTCAGGCTTAACAACATTTTTGATTTCTTCAAATTTAATTCCAGAAATATCTTCTAATTGTTTAGTTTCTGGCTTTAATTTATTCCCTTTTATCAATGTCAATATCATAGCATTGATATTTTTTTCTTGTTCACCTGACAATGGTTGATAGTTAAATTTAGCTATTTCATCTTTTTTGAAGTTATATTCAATTAACTGAGGTAATAAATATAAATTAACATAATCAACTATATTGTTCATTATACCCATTAAATTAGTATAAAACACTTCTATCTGAGCTGAACCTAACGAATAAGAACCTCCAGTTGAACCTCCAAAAATAAGTTCCGGCAAAAATAAACCTCTAGCAATTTCCATATCTAATCTTTTCAAATAATTTTCAAAATCAAAACCACGCATTTGTGATTCAAGATATTTAAGATCATATTCATATTCTTTATTTTCTACATCTCTATCAGAAGGAAGTTGAACTGAAGAATGACTTCTAATTGACCCGATAACATCAGTCATAAGCTCTTGGGCCGTCCTTATTGTCCCAGTAGAATCTTTTACTTTAGCAGCCGTCGGAGCTCTTCCGATAACTAACGGTTCTCCAAATCTCTCATAATACCTATCTGAAAAATCATGTATTTTTTCACTTCTCCACCAAGGCTTATAAATTTTTTTAAGCATTGATTTTCCATACATATTCCCATTTTCTTCATTATTGACATACCAGAAACTGATATCTGGAGAAATGTATTTTTCTTGCAATGTTCCTTTTTTATAAACAAACCCGTCAAAATTACCCCACTTATTAGTCTTAACATCACAATACTTAGGATTTACATCTCTAATTTTTTTATAAATAACATAATTCTTACCTCCAATTTTTTCTAAAGTAAATACTTTCACATTAGGTGAATATCCATAAATAAAAGACTTAGAAATAGAACGAATAAGCTTATTCCAAATTTTTTCTATTGCCAAAGTTAAAACAACTCTAGTTGTTTCATTTTTAGTATCAATAAACCAATTTATTTGTTGAATGGAATAGTTAATAACTGCCAATGCAGCAGAAACCTGATAATGTTCTGAAATTTTTAAATATGTGCTTGTATCAATAATATCAGGATTATAACTAGTTCCATCCATTAAGGAATATAAGCTAGTAACCCCTACTGTAGAAATTTGCTCATTATCTAATGCTGGACTTTTCTTTTTTAAAAATAGTTTTTTACCAAAAATTTTCATAGTTTATTAAAATTCTCGCTTGCCTCCATAAATAGGAGTAAAGTTAAGAATATGTGATGAATTTGAACGAAATATATTATAAACAACACCGCAAACGGCATCGGCACAATCCTTGCTACCGTTATTAGGATGATCTACCTTTTCTCCATTAACCAATTCTAATCTTTCTAACTCTCTTTTAAGCAAAGGATATTTGTGAACTTTTACTCTCTCTTCATAAATAGCATTTTTAAACTTTTCATAAGCCTCTGAAACTTTATTCTTAGATAATCTATCTACTGAAAGTATTTCTGCTTTAATCCCATTATTATTAAATGTTTGTAAAATATCAATGGAGTTCCACGAATCAGAAGTTAATTTTTCAATATTAAAACCTTGTTCTTGTAAATAAAAAATTAATTGTTTTACATCTCTAAACATTATTTCTCCACCAGGAGGAGAGGTTATAACCATAGCTATATCAATCATAATTAAAGGATTTTCCTCATCAAGCACCTGTTTAAATCCTGTTACATGCCCTAAAGCTAACCCTAACCTATCACCTTTTTTTCTATTAACCGCTAAATCAATATGACAATAATAATTTATTGATGGGTCTCCTTGTATATCTTCTTTAAATTTAGCAAATGATTTAACCTTATCTTTTTTAGTATCAAATAATATAGGAACTTCATTAGTAAACATATTCTTTATCTTACCAGGAAAAGTAATATACGGCTGTTTGGCTAATGAAGGTCTTGCACCTAAGTCTCTTAATGCTCTTTCAGGGTCAGATATAAATCTTTGCTCATATTCTACAGGAATTTTCATATCCCTGAATTTAAAGGTTTTTCCAGATAGAATAGGAGTTCCTTCTAAGCTATCCCATGTAGGAGCTAACATCCTATATCGTCCACTAACTCCTTCATCGTTATCATACATTTTTATCATAAATCCACCGATAGTTTTCGGCGAACCTATCATCCCCAGCATTCCTTTATTTTGAAAACGAGAGACAATTCTATCCTTAATAGCATTATATCCCTCAATAGCGTCATCTCTTGATTCTGTTGTAGTATAATCATCACCCTCATCTATTATCCCTGTAAAAATATTGTATCCAACAAAAGAAGTATCTTTAGAATTACCAGGAATAAGGAAAATATTTTTAGGAAATCTCAATTCAGAGTTTATTTTTTTATTATAAGGAAATTTACTTCTAAACCACTCCGAATTATCTACTCTTGCCCTTACTTCTCCAAAAAGAATATCATGAGCATGTGTCTCATTGATACTCATCAACATTAAATGAATAGCAGTTCCTTTAGATAATCCATAAAATAACTGAGGTTCTCTCAAACAAGCTAATCTATAAAGCTGATAAGTCAAAATAATAGAAGAAGCAAAATCTTTTCCCCACCCAATACCACAGCATAAGACAAATTCTTCATAATGCTTACTAGGGTCAAATATTTCTTTCAATCTATCAGCAATCTTTGGCCTACATCCGAAAGCTCTTTTTCCAGAAACAGAAAATTTAAGACCTAAATAATAAGGATTATTGATAAATGTATGTATATCAACAGGTCTTTCTTCATATTCAGGATGGTCAATTAGCCATCTAACTTCCTCTAATTGTTGAGAATTAGCATTATCTAAAAACTCTTTAGTCTGACCTTTTAGCATCTAGTTTATCATCAATAAATTTAATAACTTTATCCTTATTATCTCCTTTTAAATCTCTTATAGCATCAACTGTACTCATTTTGATATTATACTGATTATTTTGCTGTAACAACGGACTAGTCTTAGGTGGATTAAGAATATCATTAAGTACTTTGCCAGATTTAACTAAATTCATTGCTAAACTAGTAACACCACTATTAATTCTATTCTTTACAGTTATTGTTCGGACATTCCCACTTTTATCTACAATAGTTTGTTCACTCTCACCACCTAAATCTTCAGATTCTTTAGCTTTTTGGTATCTATCAAACTCACTCCCAACAATAGTTGTAATAAATTGAGAAATAAGAATAGGATCTCTTGTCTTAGCAGCTTTAATCAACGGAGCTAATTGTGAATTTAATACACACACTGCTCCAGCTATTTTGTATGGACAATCCTTTTTTTTGCAGTCATCACATTTAATTGGCTTTGTTTCCATATTAGGTAAGTTAACGAAAAAATATTATATAAATTTACTATTACAGGCTCTGAAAAAAATCCTCCTCCACTATAACTCAAATTTTTCCTATATCTTAAAGCATTATATGTTTTCCAACTAATACGGGCGTGGACATCCTTTATATTAAATCCAATAAGTTTAGAATACTTAATACTCCAAGAACCATTCATTATTTTATGAACAACTTCTTTTTCTGGAACTGCCTCTCCTGAAGGAAGAATTATATGTGTATTAATATAAGGGTCTAAAAATACATGTTCAAAATTTAATATTCCCAAATAATTAGCTTGCGTATATAAATCAGGTTCAAACCATGTAACCTTCTTACCACGAGAAATAAGTTCTCTCAATAAATCTATATCCTTAGTTTTAATAGCAAATCTATTAGGAAAATCATCAATATCTAAATTATCACTTACAAGAGGAATACTTTCACGAAAAGATATTTTAACTAATTTACGAAGATTATTATTTTTTATTCTTTTCTTAGATACTCTTCTAAGAGGAATATAATTATATTTATCAGTAAGTTTTATTTCAGAATTAAAAGCAATCCCCATTTCCTCTACAAAAGCTCTCCCCATAATAAATTCATTATACCATAAAGGCGTATAATCTAAATATTTAGCTTGAACAACACCACCATCATAAAGTAAGCTATGTAATTTGTTTCCTTTCCAATATATCATTTTTTATAAGAACTGACAATTAGAATAGGTGTTTTATTATTATAAATGATAATAATAGTTCCATCTACAACCAATGGCCAATATTTAGAAATGTTATTCCTAAACTCCCTAATTGTTAAGTTTAAGATAGGTTTTTTTTCGTTGGATGTCAACATTTATCCTTTCATTAGTTTTATATTTAAGCCTCTTTCTCATTTTTTTTACAAAATAATCAAACTTCTCAGGTCCTTGTGAATAGCTTTCTCTGGATAGTTTATTAATAGAACATTCTTGTTTATTATCTCCAAATATCCAACCAACACAACCCATGTGAGGAACTAGCCATCTACCACACTCTGGACAACGTCCTTTATGTTTATAATAAAAATCAAACCATTTATTTAATCTCATAATAATTTTTAAAAACTATAATAACATTACAGCTATTATCAATGCATAAATAATAATAATTCCTGTAGTTAAAGCCCACCGGGTATTAAGTACTTGTATATCCTTACAACCATTCTTATTAAAAGCTATTAAACCAGCAATAAGTCCTAAGATAGTAGCAAAGAAAGTAAAGCCCATTAAACAAATAAGTCCTCCTGCAAAAAATATACTTATAATAGGTAATGCTAAACTCATAATGTTAAATTAAACTAATTGATTATAATACTAGTGTAGCACACTGAGATTATTTGTCAAGAGTATAGTATAAATAGTTAATAAAATAATGGATATGTATAAATTAAAGATTAAAAAATAATAATAATAAAAATGTGTAGTAGCACAAAGAGATAGTATAAAAAAATAAAAATATAGTGTAGCACAAAGAGTTTAAATATTGTGAAATTATATAAAAGTAAGCACCCATTTATAACTACCCCCTACCCTCTATTTTCTGGACAATGTCGCACAATGTATATTGTACGACGTTAAAAAAAGGCTTAAAATGGCTTAAACAAGCCAAAAAGCACAATTTAATGTCCGAAAAACCATAAAAAACCATAAAAAACAACAAAAAAAACCATAAAAAAATAAAAAAAAAGAATAAAAAAAAATAGAAAAATAAAAAAAATAAGGAGGGGATAATTTAATCGTGCTTTATTTTTTTCTGAATCTATCAGCTTAAAAAATAGATACAAAAAAATTAAATAAAAACCCCAAACGCTTGACAAAATAATTATATAAGAGTATAATTTTAATATAATAGTAATAAAGACCCATACAACATAAAAAAACGGCATCCTATTACTATTGTACTAAAGCTACTGAATAACACGCCCCGCGGTTACCCGGTAGCTATCCACTAACTAATTAACAAAAAAAAATGAACGAATTAGAGATTGCAATAAATGACTTTTTAGAAAGTTGCCACAGAACAGGCAACCACGATCTAGATGCTAATATTGATTATTTTTTGCAAGAGAATAATCACATGAATCTAGACGAAGATGAAGTAAGAGATGTTTTTTATTCTATGGAAGGATAAAAAAGAGACCTGAGCAAGTCTTTAAACTGCTTTTTAACTAACTAACTAACTAAAAAAAAATGTACCAAAAAAAAATAGCTAAAAAAATTGATAATCTAATTAAAAAAGAAAAAGACGGCGACGTGTTAGATATGTTAGACGCTCTCAAAGGTTTTACTTTAACTGATAATGACCGACTAGATGAAGCAATGGCAGAGGTTGCTGATGGTATGGTCGATATCTACAATATAGATCTCTTAAAATGGATTGAAAAAGAAAGCGCGGACGCTATAGAATACATAGAAGAGATTCTACACGAAGGATTAAGCGAACCTATAGACTTCTATAAAATTATCCGCGAAGCTCAATTCATGTTCTATTACCATAAAATAAATTTAATTTTTAACGTTTAAAAAAATGAAAAAATATCGAATAGGATATATAAATAAAAGAAAAGACGGAAGATTGCACCGTATAATCTCAAAAGAACTAAAGCTAAGTGAAATAAGACCATACTTATTAAGCAAAAAAAATTTATTGCAAGCTCAAATTTTTGAATTTATACTAAGCAGAGGATTAGTCCGTATAGCAGATGTTAACTTGCATCATGAGTTACAATTTTATTCTATCTTTGATGGTCATTTTTACGCTTGCCCAATGACTAGCACGAACTTTTACCCTTTATTGAAAAAAGCAAGTTATATCATAAAAAATATTAATAATCACTAAAAAAAATGAAATTATACACCCCATCATCAATCAAAAAACAAAAGAAAATCAATTTTAATTTTTTTGATTATCTTTTAATTCTTTATATTGTAATTATTGTTATATTAAGGATAGCAATCAATTAGCTAATTACTTAAGCATCCTAATAATTAAGATGCTTGATGTAGTCAACTATTAATTAACCGACTGCTTGCATCGCACTTTAACAACTAAAAAATATGAATTATCAAAAAAAAGCTAACAACTTTTTAGCTAAAAACAAGCTAGCCCTTGAAATTAAAAAAGCTATTCCGCAAACATCCCCACTATGGGATGAAGAGAATGGCAGCAGCCACGGGATAACTTATGCAGTGATTCTATACAATCGTAAAACTGATGAATCTTATGTCTTTCACTTTTGGGACTCAATCGCTAATCAAGACGCCGGAAAAAAACCGACTGCTTACGATGTGCTAGCTTGCTTAGATCCTTATGCAGAGGTTAACACTTTCCAGGACTTCGCCGATGCTTTTGGCTATTCCAGCGATTCAATAAAAGCCCTTAAAATCTATAAAGCAGTTAAAAAAGAAGTTAAAAAATTAAAAAAATTGCTTTCTTCTGAAGAAATAGAAGAGTTAGCAAACATACAATAAGATGTATAACACTAATTTTAAAGCCTTACAGGCTTTCTACAGGCTAAAAAGCTTATTGCTACCATCTTTTATAATTAAAAATAAAAGATGTTTGAATTCGTTGGAAGCGGAATTAATCCGCTTGATAAAAAAAGAAAAATAAAACTTTTAGCCAAACATAGCAATTAATTGCTATCACACACTAAAACACACTTAAGCGATGCAAGTGTGTTTTTTTGTTATCTAAAAATTAAAAAAAAGGCTTAAACAAGCCAAAAACTGAAAAGATGAAAAAGTTAACGTCGCTTTTGTTACATTGTGCGACGTTGTTTAAAAAAAATAAACGGATCGCAAAAAACAGCTTTTGAAAAAGGATATTCCACGAGAATAACAGGGTATTTTATCGGTTGTTTTCAATTATTGCAGGGACTTTTTTTTAATAAAAAAACTTGCATTTATAGTTATAACAAAAAAAGTTAAAAAAGAGTAAAAAAGTTAAAAAAAGAGTAAAAAGAGAAGTAAAAAAGAAGTAAAATAATTAATTAAATTAAAACAATGAAAAAAGTTAAAGAAGAACTAGTTTTTAGTATAGTAAGAAACAATCATCCTAGTAAGATTTATGATGATTTAACAATAAGTGATAAAAACAATATAGAAGAATTAGCTGGAAAAAATATTTTTGAGGATTTTTGGCTTAAACTTGAAAAAATAAATAATGTTAAAAATTCTAAAAATCCGTTAGATTTGATTCCTAGTGAAATATATAAAAAACTTTCAAAGAAGTTTAATATTCCCGAGGAACTATTAAAAAATGTAGAAACTGCTCATTTATATTTAGCTAGTAGTTATTTAAACGATAATTTAAAGGAAAACATTGAACGAGAAGGAAAAAAGTAAAAATTAGCACCATTTTATCGGTTGTTTTCAATTATTGCAGGGATTCAAAAAAATCAATTGATTAAATTAAAACAATGAAAAAAAGTATAATTAAAAAAGAAAATAAATATAACCAGCTAACAGCTATTAAATTTGATCATAGAGATAAACATAACAACTTATATTGGCTATTTAAATGTGATTGCGGAAATAATAAAATAATTAGAGTTAATAGCGTTATTAGAGGAATAACTAAATCTTGTGGATGTTTATATAAGTCTATGAAAAATGCACATAGAACGCATTTTATGTCTAAAAGTCCAGAATATAAGGTTTGGGAAAATTTTATTCAGAAATGCAACAACCCTAACAATTATTATTATGAAAAAAATAAAAAACAAAAAATAAAAATTTGTAATCGTTGGAATAGATTTGAAAACTTTTATAAAGATATGGGAGAAAAGCCTGAAGGATATAAATTTATTAGAATCGATAATGAAAAAGATTATTGTAAGGAAAATGGTAAGTGGATTAAAATAAATAAAAAGAGATAGGAATAGCACCATTTTATCGGTCATTTTCAATTATTGCAGGGACTTTTAAAATAGTTACTTGACAAATAAAATTAAACATGATACAATGGATTTAGAATTGAATAGCTTATCTAATCGCAGTGGATAGGGCTAAAAAGCCTGATTTGTACTGCGATTACAAGTTGGGCTTTTTGGTTCTATTTACAAAGAAAGCAATTTAAGAGGTAAAACTCAGCGGGGGTTTTAAATACCCAAAAGTCATTATCGGAGTGATAGGGAATTTGTCTTGTAAAAAAGAATACAAAACTCGTTTCAAAGAAATTCCAACTCCACCGCACTGTAAAAAGATTATACAAGGTGTCCATTGAGCAGTGCTAGGATACCATTGACCAATAAGGACTAATAATTGTTTACTACACAAGCTTTTTCTTTCATCAGTTGATGAGAGGTAGTTTTTTTTATCTCAATTTATTAAATTATCAAAAAAATATCTTTTATTTGCAATTAAAAAATAATTATTTCTCACCACCTATAAGCCTCTACAAAACCTCTATACGCACTACTCGGGGTTGATGAAATTAAGAGCCTGAGTAGGTTTATATGTTTGTATGCTTTTTAGGTGGAGATAATTGTAAACTTATAGAATTGATTCAACATAAACATTATTTTTTTTACTAAAACTATACCCTTGACAAAAAAGCAATAAGGGTATATACTGGAGTTAGCTAAATAAGAAAGCCAAAAAAACTATAAATGGCAATCTACTAATTTAGCTACTAATAACTGAATAATTCGCAAAGCGATTATATGGTTATCAATAATAATTAAGTAATCTCTCTCGGTGGTGGCGGTATGATTACTTCCGCTACCGAGAGAATAAAAAAAGCATGAAAAAAGAAGAAGAGTACATAGATGAACTTCCTAAATGGATAGAAAATAAACTGGATATTTTCTTGGAAGAATCTAAAAAAAATCTTGCTGACCATCCAATGCCTCACAGAAGAGGCAAACACAAAGAAGAAATGGTAACAATGTGTGAACAGCGAACATTCGTGAATTGGTTCATTTGTCCAACTAGTGGTTATCATTGGCAAGATTACTACTTGAATATTGCTGGGTTAGGATTATTTTATAATGAAAAATTTGGAAGAAAATTGAATGAAATAGCACTGCAAACAATGCATGACTACGGAGAAAATTTATTAAAAAACAAAGTAAAATGTGAAGCCTGCGGTAAGATGTATGATTACATAGACGAACCACAAGAAGTAAAGGAGGGTGGAACTCATATTTGTCCTGAGTGCTGGGTAGAGGAAGAAGGAGAATAGACCCACGACCTAAGCAAGTCAAAAAACTGCTCTCTCATAAATTAATAAATTAAATTAAAAAAAATTATGAAAAAATATGAGTATGTAGTTAATGAGTTATATTATTCTACCTATCATTTCGCTGATGAAACAGGGAAGATGATAGACGGCGATAAATATGAAAGAATAAATCAACTAGTAGACGGGGAAATACTTGTTCCGCTAAATCCCGAAAAAACAACAGGTTGGAACTTATTTATCTCTAGAATTCTAGAGATAAATGAAGATAAAGAAATGGCATTAGTAGAGGGTTATCTAGGATTCGTTCGAGGCTCCATAGAGGCTTGCTTCCGTCATTTAGATTCAAGAACTGACACACCAGTTCTTGAAAAGGTTAAAAAAATTATTAATATAAAAAAGAGAGAATATTTTGACAGCATAGAAGACGCTGAAAAAAGAATTATTCGTCTGAAAAATGGAAATATTAAAAAAATGGGGGAAAGAATACATAGATAAAAAATTAGTTAATAATTAAAAATCCTATGGGTGTAAGGGACAAAAAACAAAAATGAAAACAAAAATTAAAAATTGGTTTAAAAAGAAAAAAAACCAATTTATGAAGAGTAAATTCCTGACATTTACACTCGGAATTATTATCGGAATTACCTACACCCTGATATATATGCTAGCACCGATAGTATTTGAGCCGATAACAACTAAGACTATATGGATTAATAATAGAGCGTCAGCCAAAGAAGTAACGTCTGCAACAATGGATAGGGGAGTGCAAGCACCCCTATTGGAGAAAACTCAAACGGGTAAAATTACACCCAGAGAGCTAGTATCCCGCTACTTCGGAGCTGATGTGGATAAGGCGATGAACCTTATCCAGTGTGAGAGTAGCTGGAACAAGGCTTGTGGAGAGCGTGACAACCCTGAGTGTATCAATCCAAAGAATAACAGCTATGATAGAGGGTATTTCCAGATTAGTAGAAAGTGGCATCCTGAAGTATCAGATGAATGTGCTTTTGATTTAGATTGTTCCTCAGAATGGGCAAGTAAGCAGATTAAAGCTGGACACCTACACGAGTGGGCTTGCTGGAGAAGTTTTAAATAATTAAATAAAAAAAATTATGAAAATAATAAAAACATTAAAATTAGAAGACCAAGGGCAAGATTTCGTCGCAGTTGATATATATGATAATGGAGTCATCCGAGGGTATAGCCCATTATTCGGTGATGATAGATTGTCTGTATTAGGGATTGGTAGCTTTGATGGAAAAGAATGGTATTTTTTTAAAGAATTAGAAAAAATAGATAAGGAAAAATTAGCAGGATTATACATATACATCAAAAATACAGGAGAAAAAGACCCACTTCCTTGGGAAGCTCCAACAATTAAATATAAAATTAGAAAAAATAATAATTAAATTAAAAAATGATAATAATTAAAAACTCAATAGAGTTAGCAAAATTAGTAAACAAAGATAAAGATTTAATTCTCTATGGTGAGGATGTGAGGATTGAATTTTCACCGACTAAAAATGAGCTGAGAGATGTCAGATGTGACAATATATATTTGGAGGATAATGTAGAACTGTATAATTTCAACGGCAGAGATTTTAACGGTAGAAATTTGAGATGTCTTGATTTCAATGGTAGGGATATTGATGGTAGTGACTACAGTAGTGACCTGAGTTGTCGTGATTTTAATGGTAGAGATTTTAATGGTAGGGATTTCAATGGTAGGAATTTCAAGGGTAGGGATTTCAATGGTGGTAGTTTTGATGGTAAAAAAATATCTTATTATGCTTTTTTTAATTGCTATAATTTTATTAAATGCACCTCTTGGGAAAAAGGAAGAGAAAATGCTTCAGACCCCATTTGTTTAGACGGTAAATTAGAGGTAATTCCAGAAAAAGATAAAGAAGTAGAAGATGCAATTAAACTTTTAAAAGAAAAAGGAAAAATAAAAGATGGCAAGATTTTAGTATAATTAATTAAATTAAAAATTATGAAAAAAAACAAAGTTAAAATTGAAGATTTAATAAGCATTCTCATTTTTCTTTGGCTAATTTCTATATTAGCAATTGAAGCTTTAATAATATTTAAAAGATTTTTTTAATTAATTATTTAAAAAAAATGAAATGTAAAATACACCAATGGCTATGTAGCCATAACAATAAAATATCGATATGGCTTAAGTATCTAAGTGTATTTGATGATTGTTGGAAATAAAACTTATGGATATGACAAACGTAATTATTATCTGGATATTATTATTTCCGATAATTATCGCAATTATAAATAATTAAATTAAAAAATATGAAAAAGAAAACTTTAGATAAACTTTAGTTGAACTTTAGATAAACTTTAGACGAACTAAGCCTTCCCCAAATTCTGGGAAGGGCAAAGATTTAATAATTAAATTAAAACTATGTTAAAAGCATTCCCAAAAATATTTGCGATAGGCACTGATTATATTTCTACCATCTTTGACAGTCCAGCAGTAGAAATAACAGAAAAAATAGATGGATCTCAATTTGTATTTGGTAAGATTGATAATGAACTATTTGCTAGAAGCAAAGGAGCACAACTTTTTTTTGACAATCCAACTAAGATGTTTACAGTAGGAACTGATTATATCCAATCTATTGAAGATAAGATACCTAATAATACAGTTTTTTATTGCGAATATTTGAATAGTCCTCATCATAATACTTTGGAATATTCCAGAGTGCCAAAAAATAATTTGATATTATTTGGAATTTCCGAGGAAACTGGGACAAGGTTTATTGATAATTATGAAGAGTTAAAAAAATATGCAGATAAGCTGAACATAGAAACAGTTCCTTTAATTTTTAAAGGAAAAATTGATAATCAAGAAGTTTTTTTAGAAATGCTTGAAAAAGAAAGCATTCTAGGTAAATCTAAAATAGAGGGAGTAGTGGCAAAAAACTATTATCAGCCTTTCTTATTAGGCGGACAACCAATTCCAGTTATGGCTGGAAAATATGTTTCAGAGGAATTTAAAGAAGTTCATAGAAAAAATTGGAAAAACAAAAAAACAACAGGAGGAAAGTGGCAAACATTCAAAGATAGCTATAAAACAGAAGCTAGGTGGGACAAATCAATCCAACATTTAGCAGAAAAAGATGACTTAGATAATAGCCCAAAAGATATTGGAAAACTAATTAAAGAAATCCAACGAGATATTACCGAAGAAGAAATAGATAACATTAAAAAATTTCTTTGGAATGAATTTGGAAAAGAATTATTAAGATATTCTACCAAAGGATTTCCAGAATTTTACAAAAAGAAATTGTTAAAAAGAAGTTTTAAATAATTAAATTAAAAAAATGACAAAAACATTGTTAGAAAAGGCTAAACAGTATAAAAGTAACAGGAAACTTCCAACAGATGAAGAAATTGAACTAGCTGTTGCTTGGATGAAAGGGGAAATAGGACTTACTGCTATTAGTCGTGCGTTGGAAATTCCTCTATCTGGTAACATATTGTATAAAGTAGCTGTTTGGTTAAGGACGGCGTATAGCAAAGATAAAATAATAATTAAATAAAAAAATATGAAAACAATCATTAACAAGGAAGAGATGAAAAGAGAGTGGGTATTAAATAAATGGTACGAGAAAGCCATTTATGTATTTGGTTCAATCTATGTGGTTTTTCTAGCGATGGCATTTTTCTTCGGGATTATGCTAGGTCTAGCAGGACTGTAAAATTATGAAAAAATTTGTCAATACAATTTGGACAATAGCAGTTATTCTGGACTTCTGGTCAACCATTATCCAAGCGGATTGGAGAGTGGAAGAGAACCCTCTAATCCGTTATATTTGGCATTATGGAGGAATGCTAGGGATGGTGCTTATTACTCTATTTTTCTATTTGCTAGTGATGTTTATTCCTCATCTAGTCTATCAAATAACTGAAGATAAAAAAATGCAAAATATAGCTTATACTATTCTAATACCCTTAATAGTATTCAAAATAATGATAGCGTTAACTAATTTTAATTTGATACCATATTATTGGACAGGTTGGTTTCATTATTAGTTGACAAATAGCCTTCCCCAATTTTGGGGATGGATAAAAAGTTAAAAAATTAAATTAATAATATGAAAAAATTCAACGAAGACCAAATAAAAGCTATAGAAAGTTTAATTCTTGATTTAGATGAATTAGAAAATAAACCAAAGAGGTTATTTTATGCCCTTGAAAATTTCGCATTCGCTTTGGATAAAAAAGATGCGGTGCCAAGCATAAGAGAGGCACAAGATTTATATTATAGCCACATAAACGAAGGAGAAATGTATGCTAATTTGTTTACTTCACTAAGAGAATTTATTATTAACGAATGGAAACATCAGATTGAAAATTCTCCTGATGATTTGAATTATTTTGAAACAAGGATACGTGGAGCTGAAGATTTTGTCAAAAAACATATTGAAAGATTAACAAAAATAAGATTTTAAATAACAATTATGAATTGGAAAAAAATATTAAAAAACCTTAAGAAGTGGGAAAAGGAAGATAGAAAACTTGATGATGCTGTTACTAATTTTGTTAAAGAAATGGCTCCTAATGAATTTTCTCCTATTATTATGGGTAATTGTGTATCTGCCTATTTGGAGGGGCTAGATTTGGGGGACAAGGAAGTAGAAGATTGGCTAACCTATTGGCTATATGAAGTGCCGACAATGGAATCCGAGGCAACAGTAACAGATAAAAAAACAGAATACGATTTTAAAAAAGAAAAAGATGTAATTAAATTTTTAAAGGAAATAAAAAGGTTTAGACGAAGTTTAGACGAACTTTAGATGAACTAAGGATTAACAATTAAACAAAAAATATGAACAAAAGAAAAAAATTACTCTTAAAAGTGGCAGTAGATATACTGAATGAACTCAATGGGCTCTCTCAAAACAGCGAAGAAGTAGCTAGCTATTTGCGTTATGATGGAGTTGAGGTAGATTTAAGTTGTTTAGCTGACGATATTGTTATTGAGTTCGATATTTAATAAAATAATTAAACTAAAAAAATAACTATGGCACAAATACAACACGAAGCATTCAACGGTATTCACAAATTTAAATATAACGAGAATGACATAAAAATTAGAAAAGAGGAAATACGTGTTCAGCCAGATGAACATAGTGATGAGTGGGTTTTTAATTGTTACAATCCAGGAAAAGATGTAGCTGGTTATAACGATGAATATATCGCTATTGGCAACATCTACGAAAAAAAGATTTACTATGTTAAATGCCCGATTTGTGATGAAAAGATAATTATAAAAGAAAAACAAGGAAAATTCTTAGGGAATTATACCGCTAAAGATTATAGAATATCATGTTAACTTCAATTATAATACTACTAGGTGTAATAATTATAACTACAACTAAAAAATAAAACTATGGAAACTAAACTTTTAAAAAAAGAAATGTACGAAAATGAAAAAATAATGAAAAACATATTACCCACTAAAAGCTGGAAAGAAAAAGCTAAGTGGGCCAAACTTTATAAAAGGAATGCAGAAATTGTTAAAAAACTTAATAGCTTGAAAAATCAAAAACATAATTCATTTATATATTAAAGATAATAATAAAAAAAATAAACATTTATGCAAAATAATATAAAATTAATTCTAGGAAATTGCTTAGAAAAAATGAAAGAACTTCCAAACAATAGTATTGACACGATAATTACTGATCCTCCTTATGGATTATCATTTATGGGTAAAAAATGGGATTATGATGTTCCTTCTATTGAGATATGGAAAGAAGCTCTTAGGGTATTGAAACCAGGAGGAACTGCTTTAATCTTTGCAGGTAGCAGAACTCAACATAGAATGGCAGTAAAAGTAGAAGACGCTGGATTTATACTAAAGGATACTATTATGTATATGTATGGCTCAGGTTTTCCGAAAGCTACTGATATAAGTAAGCAGTTGGACAAAGAACACGAGAGAAAAATCATTGGGAAAAGAACTATACAAGGAACAATTGATATTCAAGGTGGCAATTATAATAGTGGGAAAACTGCTAAAAAAGAATTAGATATTACCGAACCAACAACTTCCGAAGCCAAACTCTGGAATGGTTGGAAATCCCACGCATTAAAGCCGAGCTACGAATCAATACTTGTATGTCAAAAACCAAACGATGGAACTTATGCTAACAATGCTCTTAAATGGGGAGTTAGTGGCCTGAATATAGACGGAGGGAGGATAGGGACGGAAAAACGATTTAGTACACCGGCAAAAGCAAAGAAAGGAACATTTAATTGTAGTTTTGATGACAAATACAAAGGACAAGAAGTGCAAGGCAGATTTCCAGCTAACATTATCCTAGATGAAGAAGCAGGAAAGATGTTAGATGAACAAAGTGGGGAGAGTAAATCAACTATTGGAAAAAGAAATCCAAATGGGAAAAAAGATACTAACGCTTTTGGAGATTATAATTCTCAACCAAATATTATAAGTGGTCACAACGACAAAGGAGGTGCTTCTAGATTCTTTAAGAATATAAAAATTGACAATGTTTGTCATTATTGTTATACCGACACTAAGTTAAATAATAAAGAAAACTTATGTCAAAGCAAAAACAAGTTTGCCCAATTTGTGGAAAAGAGTGGGAAGAATATAAATCAAATCATAGAACCTACTGCTCAGCAAAATGCTACGCAGAGTCTAAACGAAAAAAGCGTCCAGCTTGTAAAGTATGTGGGAAACCTGTGCGACTTATGCGGAATGTCTATTGTTCAAGAACTTGTAAAAATAAAGAACTTGGTTTCCAAGAACGAGGAATTACAAGCTATTCAGGACTTTATCGGAAATTACAGAAAATGTATCCTAATCCAGAACCTTGCCAGTTATGTGGAAAACCTGGACAACATAGACACCACCCCGACTACGAAAAACCTTTTGAAATTGTTTGGTTATGTGCTTCCTGCCATCAGAAAATACATCCAAAAAATAGAAAAGTCCGAACCAAAAAGATTTCTATATTGTGCCAAAGCTTCAAAAAGTGAAAGGAATAGGGGGTGTGAGGGATTGGAGAAAAGAGTAGCTGGTTCTATGCAGGCTAATGAGGGTAAAACAATGGATTTAGGAGGAGCATCATTAAAAAAAGAACACAAACAAATTCAACCTAAAAGTAACTTCCATCCAACAGTAAAGCCTCTTAAACTAATGGAATATTTATGTACTCTAACCAAAACTCCTACAGGAGGAATGGTATTAGATCCGTTCATGGGAAGTGGAACTACTGGTATAGCTTGTATAAATACTGGTAGAGATTTTATAGGAATAGAACTTGATAAGGAGTATTTTGAAATTGCCAAACAAAGATTAAAACAAAGACCATTGCTATAAAAATCATACCATTTTATCGGTCATTTCTAAATATTGCAGGGATTTTATTTGACAAAAAATATTAAAAGAGTATAATAAGAACATAACTAAATTAAAAAAATATGATAAAAATAGGATTAACATTGATATTAATAGGGGTTCTTTTGTTACTATTATCACTTCCTGTTATATTACTAATAATTTTTTTGATATAAATTTAAATAAATGATTTTATGAAAAATTTAGAAAAAGCTCTAGTAAACATTGATAAATCTTCTTATGAGATAACAAATATAGAAAAATTTTCTTCTTTATATTATTATTTAAATACAATCAAAAAAAAAGTTACAGAATTAGAACTCAAAGTAAGAAAAAAAGGATCAGAATTAATGTCAGATGAAGATATTAAAAAAATTGATTTTAAGGAATATGAAATAATCAGGGTAGAGCCAACAGAAATAGAATCATACAATGTTAATTCAGTTATTGACGGTTTAGGGATGGAAAAGGCTATTGCTTTTTTAAAAGTAAATGCTTCTATTACTAGATATCTTAAAAAAGCTACTTATTCAGGTGCTGTTACTATGGAAGAAATGGCAAGATGTAGAGAAAAAATAACTAAAAAACCTAAATTCGGATACATAAAAATCCAAAAGAAAAAAAATGTTGAACAACGATTATAAAAAACTAAAAGCAACAAATTATAGAAAATATACCACATGTCAATTACCTGGTTGCGACAAACCTTTAAAAAAGAAATTTGGACAAAAAGTTATAAAATATTGTTGTCATGAGCATGCTCTTGAAGCTAAAAAACTTTACCTTACTGAATGGAAAAGAAGACATAAAGAGAATGTAAAAGTTTGGAATCATCGATACTGGTTACGTCAACAAAGAAAAAAAAATAATCAAGTAACAATTTAATAAAAATGGAATTAAAAAAACTTAGATTTATAAATTTCAAAAAATTTAGAGAAGAACAAGAAATTGATTTGCAAGATAGCAATCTTATAACCGGAAAAAATGGAGAAGGGAAAACTACCATTAAAGAAGCTATAATCTTTTGTTTATATAATAGCACTCCAGAAGGATCACTTTCTTTATCTGATAAATATATAAGTAATGGGAAAGCTAAAACTTTTGTAGAATTAACTTTTGAATATAAAGGAGTAGAACATGTAGTAAGAAGAGAGCGAACTCAAACCCAAACAAAAATAACTTATTTAGATAATTCTCAATCTGATGAAGACGCTAAAATAACTCAACAAGAATTGAATACATTAATTCCATCATTCAAAGATTTTTCTGCTGTATTTAATATTGGATGGTTTATGTCTCTCAATGAACAAACAAAGCGAAAGTATATTCTTAATCTAACTCCTTCAACAAATTACATTGAATTATTTAAAAATTTAAAAGGAGATGTTGAAGATATTAAAAAATATAACCTTTCATTTGATAATTTAGATAAAACACACAAAGAACTTTTAAAGCAAAAATTACAAAACACAGAAAGAATTAAGGAATTAAAAATATTAATTAAAAATAATATAATAGGAGATTCTCCAGAAATTACCAAGCAAGATATTTCAGATAAGATGAAAAAAGCTAAAATGATACAAAAGAAAAACTATGAAATAGGAGTTAAACTCAAAGAATACGATAGATTATTGAAAAAAAATGCTAAAATAAAGGAAGATAATGAAAAAATAAAAGATAAAATATCTAGAATGAAAATCTTAGATATAGAAAAACCAGACAAAGATGCTATATATGAATTAAATAATCTCAAGAAAGAATATTCAAAAAAGATAGATCTTCCTGAAAATATTTGTCCTACTTGTTTACAATCTATCACTAAACAACATAGAGATAAAATTGATAAAATCAATTTAAAAAATAAAAAGAAATTAGAAGAAATTGAGAAAAACATTGAAAAAGAAAAGGAAAAATATCAAATTGAGCTTGAAAAATGGGAAAAGAATGAGAAAAATAAAGAAGAATTAAATGAATTAAAGACTTATATTAAAGAACCTATAAAGCTTTTTAAAAAACCAGCTGAAAAACAAGCTAAAATAGGCGTAGAAATCAATAGGTTAGAAAAATATCAAATAGAATATATCAAAGAAAAAAATGCTTTAAATATATTTGAAGAAGAGAAAGAAAAAAAAGAAGCAGAGAAAAAAAGAAATAAAGAAGAATTAAATAAAATTGTCATTTCTAATAGGAAATTGATAAGTCTTATAAATCTATTTTCTCCTAAAGGAATTCCAGCAGAAGAAATGAAAATTAAACTTCAACCATTAAAAGAACAATTCCAAAAATTAATTCCTAATTCAGATATAGTTACCTTACAATTATTAAAAAATAAATTAGAATATAAAGAAGTCTTTCATATCACTATTGATGGTAAAGACTATTCAAAATTATCCACAGGAGAAAAAGCTAGAGTAGATATTTCTCTTTCACAAATTATCAATTCATTACTCCAAGAAAAAATAAATATATTCTTTTTAGATAACGCTGAAGTCCTAGATTCATCTATTTCTATCCCCAAGCAAAGTTTTATTTGTAAAGTTAATAATCAATCATTAAAAATTAATTAAAAAACAATAATATGGACAAAAAACTAGTTACCAACGAAGAAAATGAAATTTCTCAACGTATTGCTCAAAAAGCAGGAGAAAATATTCAATCTTATACTTCTCTATCTACTCTAACTATCTACAATCCATCAAATGATGGGAAAGAATCAGAATTTAAGATAGGAGATTTTATTAAATCAACTAAAACAGCTCAAGGATATACCAATGAAAAATATAAAAAACCTTTTGACGGGATTATTTTAAAAGTTAGAATGTTTTTAAGACTAAAATATAAATATGCTGAAGGAAAACCTAATATTTTAACTAATGAATTTAATTCATACAATGATACTGAATTAATCTCCGTTAAAGAACAAGACGCTGAAGGGAAATATCAACCTGTTTTTGTTGGAAATTATAAAGAAGTAAATAATAAGTATTCACTCAAGGATGATACTGAAATTGAAAAAAAGCTAGAATTACACCATGCAATCTATGTCTTAACAGATTTTAAAACAAGGAATATAGTTAGGATAGATTCAAAAGGAGTTTCAAGGTCTAACTTCTTTGATTATATGAATGACTTTACAAGACAAGATGGAGATTTCATGTCAACAACTATGACTAAATTTTCATCTATTTTATCTGATAAGACTTATACTGGGAAAACTCGTAAATCACCTATAGCAGCTTTCTCTTTTACCAAAAAGGATAAATTATCCTTAAAACAATTACAAGAATTAGAAAATATTCAAACAGAATTTAATGCAGAATTGGAAAAATTGGATGAATTTTTTGGAAGTAAGTTAGGAAAAAAGGAAGCTCCTCTAAAAGAAGATACTCCTGCAAAAGAAAAAGAAGAAATACCTATAATTCAAATAGATGAAGAAGAAGAGGAAGTAAACATAAAAGACATCCCGTTTTAAATTAATATAATAGTAAAATATAATTAGCTTGGAAGCAAAAATGGATACCTCCTTCCAAGCGGGTGTCCTTTTTTGTTAAAAAAATGAAAAAATTTATGTCTATAGAAAAAAATGAAAATTTAAAAAAGGAAGTTCAAGAAATTATGGCATTATTTTATGAAGTTAATCCTGCAATAAATTTTGCTAATAAGACTTCTCGTAAAGCCGCTGAATGGATGATTAACCGTTGGGGTATAGAAACAGTAACATCTATGACTGAGCAAGTAATAGCTTGCCAGGGTGAAGATTTTGCCCCTGTAGCTGATACTCCTTATCAAATGAAAAATAAATTATTTAAATTTAAATTATATTTTGAACGCAATGGAAAACCAAAGCCTACAATCTACGAAGGATAGTATCCAAAAATATTCTAATATCAAAGAAACTGATAGATTTATTTTTAAATGTGGATATAATGAAGTTGAGCTAACTGCAAAAGAATATAAATTTGTTGATACTCTTTTATTTAAAATTAAAAATGGTGAAATAAATCCTAGCTCAATCTATAAATGTAAAAGAACTGGTGAAAGTTTTAATTTAGCTCATTTTATGTATTTAATTCGTAAAAAAGATAGTTCTCCAAAAATCTTTGGAGAAGACTTAATATTATAATGGCATTATATTCTCAACAAACAGAACAAATAATCTTAGGAAGCTTACTGAGCAAGCCAAAAACATTGCTCAAGCTAGGTATTGAGCTTTCAGAGGTATATTTCTATTATGACAAACATAAATTCATTCTAGGGGCAATTTTGAGCTTACAGTCGAAATCAATTATTCCAGATATAATAACTGTGAGTGATGAATTAGATAAAAATAAAAGATTAGAATATGTTGGCGGTTCTTCTTATCTAACAGAAATAGCTAATATCTCTTTTGAATTTCCAAATACCCAGCATTATGTAACTATTTTAAAAAATAAATATAAATTAAGAACTTTTTGGGAATTTTTTTCTAATAATGCTACTGCTATAGAAAATGGAAATATTACTAGTCCTAAAAAAATAATAAAACAAGTTTCAGATAAAATATTAAATTTAAGTTTCAGTAAAGTTGAAAAAAGTGTTGGTATAAATGATATTTGCAAGGAATATACAGAAATTCAAGAAAAATATGCTGAAAAAAAAGCTGAAGGCATTGATTTATTAGGTATTCCTACTAAATTTTCATCTTTAGATAGAGTAACTGATGGATTTCAGCCAGAAGCTCTTTGGACTATAGCTGCTTATACTTCTGTAGGAAAAACAACTTTTATGATTAATATTATTAAAAGATTATTAGAACAAGATAAAAGTATTTGTCTTTTTAGCTTGGAAACGGGAAAAATGGATTTATTTTCTAAATTATTAGCCTTGGAAATAAATTGTTCTCCATCAGAAATTACTAAAGGATTATTAGATAATGATATTTATAAAAAACAAACTGTAGCTAAACAAAAATATAAGAACAAAAAATTGAATGTTTACACTGAATATTCTTTTATAGAAGATATTTTGCTAACTATGCAGAATGAAGTAATCAAAAATAAAACAGATGTTTTTTTTATTGATTATGTACAAAATTTATCTTCTAAAACTTCTAATGACCAGTTTAGACTTATCAATTTAGCTATTAAACAAATTCAGACACTTACTCGTAAATTAAAAGTAGCTACAGTTTTGTTATCTCAAGTCTCTAATGAATCAAATAAATCTAAAGGGTCATTAGAAGTAGGAGGTAAGGATGCAGGAGCAATTAGAGCTGCTTCTGATATTTTTATATATCTTAAAAGAGAAGGAACAGAAGAGGAAATATTAGAACGATACAAGAGTGGACAAGATGTTCCTATAAAAGTTATTTTAAATAAAAATCGTATGGGTAAAATTGGTGCATTTTCAGTGTATATGAAACAAGAGAGCGGGATAATCTATGAATACTTTTAAAAATTTTGACAAATAAAAATAATCAGGGTATAGTGTAAGTATAAATAAATTTAATTTATATAAAAATTATGAAAATATCAATAGGTATTCCTGTGATGAATCAATTTAGCGAGACTGCTAAATGTTTAAAACAAATAGGAGCAACCACCACTAAAATAGAAAAGATATACTTAGTAGATAATGGATCTACTCCAGAGACATTATCAACTCTTCATAGTTATAATTTAGATAGTAAAATAATAAATAAAATTGTACTTATTAGAAATAATAAAAATATTGGAGTAAGACCAGCCCTCAATCAAATCTGGAAAAGAGCTTCTGAAGATATTATAGTTTTTACTCATAATGATGTTGAATTTTTAGAATTTGGTTGGGATAAAAAAATATTAGATACCTTTGAAAAATATTATTCAGTTGGAATTGTTGGAGCTTATGGAGCTAAAAGATTAGGAACTAATGATATATATAAAAGTCCTTATAAAATGCAACAGTTAGCTAGAAGTGGCAATGTCTCAAACTGTCTTATGGATAAAGAAATACATGGGTTCAGAAATTTAAAGGGTGAAAAAGAAAATGTGGCTGTTTTTGATGGTTTTTTTATGGCTATTAAAAAAGAATTACTTGATAAAACTGAAGGTTTTTCTGATATATTGCCTCAACATCATAATTATGATAATTTAATTTCTCTTCAATCTATTGAACTCGGATATGAAAATATTGTTATTCCATTAATGTTTTTTCATAAAGGTGGACAAACTGATGTAGGAGAAGAGTGGAATAAAGGATTTGGAAAAACAAAACAACAAATTCATGAAGAATCTCATATCCCATTATATGAATATGGAAAAGAAAAATTGCCTATGCTTATTGATGATATACATGATGAGAAAGGTTCCATCATTGGATATGAGTTATGGATGAATTATGAAAAAATTAAAACTAAAATATATTAAGATATATGAATAAAAATTTAGATATAGGATGTGGAAATGAATTATCTAAAGACACTAAAATGGATAAATGGGTTGGAATTGATTTATCTAGTAACGATAAAAGATGTATTATCAGAAATTTAGGAAGAGGATTACCATTTAATGATAATTACTTTGATACTATTAAAGCACATAATGTTTTAGAACATATAAAACAAAAAGATTATATATTTGTTTGGAATGAAATTTATAGATGTTTAAAAAAAGATGGAATATTTGAAATAATGGTTCCTAGATGGAATAAAGAAGTTTCAATCCAAGACCCAACCCATGTTAGATTTTTTTGTGCAGAATCATTTCAATATTTTTGTGATGATGGTTCTGGAAAAACTGCCTTTAATGGTTTATCTGAAGGATATGGAGTAAAAACTAAATTTAAGATGATTGATAATAACTTTGATGAAGATAATGTAATTTATTTTGTAATACTAAAAAAATGAAAAAAATATTAGTTACTGGAGGAGCAGGATTTATTGGTTCTCACTTATGTGAAAAATTACTTACAGAAGACAATAAAGTTATTTGTGTAGATAATTTTATTACTGGAAACGAGGAAAATATTCAACATTTACTTAAAAATCCTAATTTTGAAGTAATAAATCATAATATTGCTTTTCTTCCTTTAAATAATATTTACCATATTGATAATATCGATGAAATATATAATTTAGCTTGTCCAGCCTCTCCAAAGTGGTATCACAAAGACCCTATAGAAACAATGAAAACTTCTGTATTAGGAGTTATCAATATGCTAGATTTAGCTAAAATAAATAAAGCAAAATTTCTACAAGCTTCTACTTCAGAAATCTATGGAGACCCTGAAATATCTCCACAAAAAGAAAGTTATCATGGAAATATCAATTGTATTGGTCCAAGAAGTTGCTATGATGAAGGGAAAAGAGCTGCTGAAACTATCATAATGGATTATCACAGACAATATAATTTGGATACAAGAATAGTCCGTATTTTTAATACTTATGGCGATAAAATGGCAATCGATGATGGTAGAGTTGTTTCTAACTTTATTGTTCAAGCATTACAAAACAAAAATATTACAATTTATGGTGATGGTTCTCAAACAAGAAGTTTTCAGTATATAGATGATTTAACTAATGGAATAGAAAAACTAATGATATCTGGCTATCATTATCCTGTAAACATAGGTAATCCACAAGAAATTACAATTAAAGAATTGGCAGAAAAAATACTTTCAAAAATATCTTCTGATAGTAAACTTGTTTATCATCTTTTACCTGAAGATGATCCTAAACAAAGAAAACCTGATATAAGTTTAGCTAAAAGCTTATTTAATTATAATCCAAAGATAGATATATCTGTAGGATTAGATAAAACAATAGATTATTTTAAATCAATATTATGAAAAAAACAGCGATTATCTTAATAACTAAAAATAGACAAAAACTTTTAAAACAAACGATTAGAACTCTTTTTGCTAATACCTCAAGAGTATTATTTGATTTAATTGTTATTGATGATGGGAGCGATGATATTTCTTCATTGATTGAATTTAATAGTGCTGGTTTAATTTCTGATTTAGTTTTAACTAATCTAGGTTCTTTATCTTCTTGCCGTAATATTGGAGCTGAAATTGCTAGAAAGAAAGGATATGAATTTATTTATCATACTGATAATGATATGTATTTTTTACCTAATTGGTTAGAAAATTGTCATAAAGCCTATAAAATAGATAAGAGAATTAAAATAGTAGGAGCTTATTGTCATCCATTTATGCGTGCCAATAACGATTTTTTAGATAAAACAAAAGATGGAATAGAGACAGTTGATGCTGTTTCTGGAAATTCTTGGTTTATTTCAACTGATGATTTTTTTAATTATGGACTTAAAGAAACAACAGGAATAATGGCTTCAGAGGATTGGGAAATGTGTCAAAGAATTAGAAAAGATAAAAATTTAGTGATTAGACTTATTCCTCATAAAGTTCTTCATTGTGGAGTAACTAATTCAAATGGAGACCCTGCTACTGGAGCTGATGTTATGTTAGAAGAATTAAGCCAAGCAAGAATAAATTATAAATTAGATATATATTATGAATAAACAAAAGGCAATTAATCTTGGATGCGGGGACCAACATTTCAATAGTGATTCAACAACAGAATGGATAAATATGGATTTAGATAATAGGGATGGAAAAGTTGAAATAGCGGGTGATGTTTCTAAAGAACTTCCATTTGCTCCTGAAACTTTTGATATTATGACAGCTTCTCATATTGTAGAACATATAGAAATGTCTATTGTTCCTAATGTAATAGAAAATTGGATGAAATGTTTAAAAAAGGATGGTTCTCTAATTATTACAGTTCCTGATTCTAGAGAATTAGCTGAAAAATATATTACAAAAGATATAGACCATTTTACTTTTTCCATTAATATGACAGGACCATATCATGGTAGTAATGCCGATCATCATGCTTGGTGTTATGACTTAGAAGAATTAACAAATAAAGTAAAAAATTTTAATTGGATAATACTTACAGCTGAAAAATTGACAGAATTAGGATTAAATGGTAAAATAGCATTAGATTGGTGGATATTAGGAATAATTGTTACAAAGCAATGAATAAAAAAGAATTGTTAAAACTTGAAATTAAAAAATTAAAATTACAATTAGAGTTAAAAAAGTTAGAATTAAGAAACGAAATATCAATTAATTCTAATTTAAATATTAAATCTAACCAAATAAAAAAATGAAAATAGGAATTATTATTGTTACAGTTAATTGTTTAGAATATACAAAGCAAACGATTGATTCTATCAAAACTAAGCATGATTATGAAATAATTCTTATTGATAATGGCTCTACTGATGGAACTAAACAATGGCTAGATAGTAGAAAAGATATAATCTCCTATAGAAATCCTATTACTTCAGGATTGGCTGCTTGTTGGAACTTAGGAATTAACAGAGCTATAAATGATAATTGTGATTTATTTTTTGTTATAAATAATGATATTGTCTTAGCTCCAAATACTATTGACAATCTTGTTAAAAAGATAGAAACAAAAAAATATGTTATGGTTACAGGAGTAAATGATCAATCAATCTCCATTGAAGAAATGAAAAAATTTAAAAAAGAATATGATGAAAATGAAATTGATAATGAACATCCTGATTTTTCTTGTTTCCTAATAAATAAACAAACCATCGATAAGATAGGTTTTTTTGATGAAAATTTTCATGTAGCTTATTTTGAAGATAGTGATTATCATGCCAGAATAGCATTATTGAAAGAAAAAGCAGTTTCAACAATTGATGGAACATATTATCATTTATGTTCTCAAACTATTAAAAATAATCCTCATTTAAAACCAATAATAGAAGAAGCTTTTAAAAATAATAAAAAGTATTTTATCAGTAAATATGGATGTGAACCTCTCGGTGATGTCCCTGCTATGTTGGAAAAATATTACAAACATCCTTTTAACAATATAAATATAAGTCTTAAAGAACATAAAGAAAAAGATAAGTTTATTGTAAAAGACTTTTGGTAAAAAAAATGGAAACAATATATCATTCAACAATTTATGGAAGATTTTATGCTAAAAAAAATTCGCAAAGAACTATTTTTCATAAATATTTAAAAAGAATAATAACTGTTTATAGTACTAATTATACAGGTTGGGAAAAAGATGCAATGAAACAACTTGGTTATGGAGCTAATGGTAAAATAAGGAATAAAAAAACTAGAGTTTGTAATATTGATTATCCTATTATATTAAAATGTCATTTTTATAATTATGATAAACGAAAAAGAGATATAAGTAATTTTTATGAAGGAATACAAGATTTATTAGTCAAAATGGATATATTAGAGGATGATAATTATCATATTATCATAGGACATGATGGCTCAAGGATGTATATTGATAAAGAAAATCCACGATTAGAGTTTTGGATTTTAAAGGCTGATGAAAAAGAAATCTATCAAAAATAAAAAAAGTTCTATTTTTATCGGCTTCGTTAATTAGTAAAATTTTTAAATATGAAAAAAATAAATCTATTATTTTATGGAGATTCTCCAACTGGGAATACTGGATTTGGTATAGTAGCTAAAAATATATTAGCACATCTATATTCAACTGGTAATTATAATATTACTATTGTAGGTATAAATTATTTTGGTGATCCTCATGATTTTCCTTATAAAATTTATCCTGCAGGAATTAATAAACAAAATGATATTTATGGTCGTCAAAAATTTTTAGATTTATTGAGAAATAAAGATAATAAATTTGATGTAGTATTTACTCTCCAAGATACTTTTATTATGGCCTCTATTAGTAAAGCTATAAAAGAGTTAAGAGATGGTGTGATATTGGAAAAGGAAGGGAAAAAAGTTTTTCAAAAAGGTCGTAATTTTAAATGGATATATTATTATCCTATTGATAGTGTTCCAGAAGGAGATTGGATAGAAAAAACAGTTAAATATGCAGATGTAGCTGTCCCATATACTTACTATGGAAAAAGTAAAAGTCAACAAGTAGTATCACGAAAATATGAAGTTATTTATCATGGAGTAGATACTAAAAAATTCTATCCGATGGAAGAAAAAGAAAAACAGGAATTTTCTAATAAATTTTTTAAAGATAATAAATTAGATAAACATTTTTTGATTGTTAATGTTAATAGAAATCAAGAAAGAAAAGCTCTCGTCTATACTTTACTAGCTTTTAAAATATTTCATTCTATTGTTCCTAATTCTGTTCTTTATACTCATTGTGATGTAAAAAACGATAGAGGAGGAGATTTGCTAAGAGTTGCTTCAAGATTGAAAATAAATAAAAATTGGTTGTATCCTAATCCTAATCTATATAAAAAAGGGTATTCATTTCCTACGGAATATATGAATGGAATATATAATTTAGCTAATCTAAATATTTCTACTACATTAGGAGAAGGTTGGGGATTAAGTTGTTCTGAAGCTATGGCCACTAAAACTTTAAATGTTTTTCCTGATAATACTTCTCTTACAGAAATACTTGCTCAAAAAAGAGGATTGCTTTATAAATCTGGAAATCCGTTAACTCAAGTTGTTATGAACGGACCACTAGATAATTCTATTATAAGGCCAATGCCTAATGTTGATGATTTAGTTAGTAAAATGCTTTGGGCATATTCTCATCCTGATGCAACTAAAGAATATATTGACAATGCTTATAAATGGACAACAGAAAATATTACTTGGGAAATTATTGGAAAAAAATGGGATAAATTGATTAAAAATACTTTGTAAAAACATACAATCTAAAAAATATTAAAAAGACATATATTCCAATGTCTTTTTATATTATCTCAAAATTTAAATCGCTTACAACTCAATTTTGAGCCTCGTCTTTTGGCTTATATAAGCCTAAGTTTTGATTATATAATTTACTGTTATATATGGTGATAAGTTGTTATGTGCTGCTCCTCCTCCTGCGTTTTGGTTAGTTGCAGTAGTGGCATTGTTGGTTGCGGTAGTAGCATTGTTGGTTGCTGTAGTAGATTGGTTAGTTGCAGTAGTGGCATTGTTGGTTGCTGTGGCTGGTGCACATCTATTTGTTGGCCCAGATAAAGACCTGTTTCCAGATCCTGTTCCATTTAATGAAAAATATGAACCACTAGAATCTCCTTCAGTTGCTAATTGATGAGCGTGGCTATTTTGACTATGATTATGACTATTTTGTGTATGAGTATGACTGTCCTGACTATGATTATGGCTATTCTGACTATGATTATGGCTATTCTGTATATGAGTATGCACTGGCATTTCTCCACTTGATAATGTATGCGTTTTTTCTCCTCCTGTTTTTCCTAAAGTATCAAATTCTGATTGTCCAGTATCTACACCAACTCCAACCTTACCTTTTCTGTTAGGTAAATTAAATGTGGTAGATCCATCTCCACTTCCATAAGTAGTTCCTATAATTGCAAATAAATCTGAATAAGTTGTCCTTGATACTTCGTTACCATCGCAAAGCAACCATTGCGTTGGTGCTGAGCTACCAGCAAAACTCATCATTACTCCTGGTGGTAAAGATGTTTTTAAATAATTTAGGTTATCTCTAATTTGTTCATTCATTTTGTCTGAGCCTGGTGCTTCTTTATATGACCAGCCCCTAGGTTGTGTCCATGCCATAATTTTTTTAATTTAAACAATTACTTTTTTCTCTAATGTTAATGTTTGTGTAAAATCATCTTGAAATGACCAAGAATTTTCTATAATAATAAAATTTTCATATGTTCCATCAAATGACCTTTGCACCTTAACCATATCTCCTAATTGAAGATAAGGAACTCCAACTGCATTTATTTTAATAAAATCTCTTGAATCTTTCAACTCAGCTAATTTTTGAGTAGCTAAATCAGAAGCAAAACTATCAGTAGTAATTAAATTATTTTCTATGTTAAGTTTTTGAGTATCATAAATTGCTTCTGAATTTTTATCTTCTTGTATTTCTTTAATATATCTAGCAGTAACTATCGGATCACCATAAACTTGAAAAGTTGTTAAATAAGCTGTAGAAGCATTAGCATTATGCAAATTTAACCTCATTGAATCTCTAAAAATATAATAACTTGAGATTGAAATATCACTTGAAATATTACTTCCTGACCCATCTTCTGCTGTATTAGCAATAATATCTGTCCCTATGGTAGGAACAATAACATTTAAAGCTGGGACAGAAGTTTCTTCTTTATAATTATATTGACAAAAAAATTCTTCTGTTTCTCCATTACCAATAATTGAATTAGTAGTATCGTCATAAATTTTTGTATCTGCTAATTTCTTTTTAGGAGAAGCTTGTACTTTAATATAATTTTTTACTTTTTCTTTAGATATTTCATAGCTTAAATTAATTATATTGTTTGAAAAATCAAAAGTATATTTAATATCTGTATTATTTCTATAATGATTTCTATTCCAAAAAATTAATTTTCCAGTTTCATCAAAAAATATTCTGCCTCCTTCACTTTCAGCCACTTGATTCATATATGTCCAAACAGAACCTTCTTGAAAATAAGCAAACTCTACTGTATTTGTACCTGTTTCTAATGATATTGATTCTATCCCAATATTAGCTAAAGAAGCTAATTCAATAATCAATTCATCTGTTCTTTTATTTTCATAATATTTATCAATAATAATAATATCTTTCAGCCTATCTGCCATATCATAAGCATAAATTTGAATTGTATCTTCAATAATATTTGGAGTAAATTTAGTAGTTAATCCTGTAAATTTTGGAATATTGTAATTATTAAAACCGACTTCAGAACGAATAGCTCTTTTAGGTAAAATCAAATCACCGATAAAATTATTTTCAATAGCTGTTACATTTAAACTTTTTTCTACTTGGCCATCATCAAATCTTGCCCAACGGCCAGAAGTTGAAAGTAATGCTCTCAAATAATATGTTCCTGACGGAACAGATAAAGAAGTATCAAGTCTATTCCAAACACCAGAAGCATCGTTTTCTAATGATATCTGATAAGCTGAGCCAGATAAATAACCTGTAGTTATATCATTACTTCCACTTGCTGATAAATCATAGGCCATTAGATTTAATGACATTATTCCACTACCAGTAACATAAAAAGATAAATTCCAATCTTCTACTGATAATATAGGAATTTTGTTATGACCATCAGTAGTGTAAACATCAACTACATTAGAAAACATTGACGCATTGTTCTGACCAGGATTATCTATTTGCAAGTCTCTTATTCCATAATGAGGATTATATTCATCAATGAAAGAAGATGCATTTGTTCCTAATGATTCATTCCAACTATCTTTATTAAATTCAAATCCACTGTTATTTAATTTATTTTTATTTTCCTTAGGAATATATCTGCTATCAGTATTATCTAATAATACATCCATATCAGCAATAGAATATTGGTAAGAATCTCCTTGTAATTTAGAATATCCTTCTAAAGATAATAGACAATCAGTTTCATCGGTATAAATTCTTGAATCAATATCTGATAATCCTTCAAGAATAATATCACCTTCTTCATATTCGTATTGTGTTAAAATACCTCCAGAATCAAGTTCTGTTTGATCTAATTTAAACCATTCCCCAGACAAAAGAATTGTATCCCAAGAAATAGATAATTTGGCTGTTGGATTTCTTGTATATGATTCCATATTAGAAATCAATCCTGAGGGAGCAATAATCATACTTGTATTAAAGTTATTTCTACATTAGATAAATAATTTGTTCCAGGGACAATAGTTCTTGAAGAAATATTTATATGAACATTTTCTTCATTTATATTCATTGAACTTTCATAAACTGTAAAAATAGCGTAAGTTTGTGATTCTTGTATTGAACTTGGAATTTCTTTAGCAAATTCTATATAAATATTATCATATTCATCTGTAGTAAGAAAATTATAACCTAACTTCCAAACTTTTTTTACAGCTTTAATGTATCTTCTTTTTGTTCCTTTTAAGGTAACATTAAATCCACCAATAACTTCATCTGTTGATGAAAATACTGATGGTGCTTTAATTTCTAAATCGTTTATTTTTCCCCACATATTAGTATCTTCCTTTATCTTCACTAATTAATTCTTCTATTTTTCTTGCAAATGCTCTTTGCTCTCCCCTAGAAGCTACCATTGTTCCTACATTTATATTTATTGTTGGTCCACCTGCAGTTTGAACAGAGTTTCTTCCACTCAACATATCAAATAAATTTGTTTGTTGTGATTTGTTTAATACCATTTCTCCTGGTGAAAGCATAGCAGGTACAGTATCTTTACCTTGAGATAAATATCCATTCGCTGCATAGACTAATCCACCACTAGCAAGCCCCAAAGCTTTATTAACTCCTTTTATCCATTCAATTCCTCCACTATTTCCAGCCCAATCAGACATAACTTTAGCATTTGATCTTCCCAATACATCAGCTGCTTTTATCAATTTTTTTCTTTCTTCCTCATTGACTCCTTTTAATTCTTTAGCTCGTGATAATAACTCATTTATTTTTTTAATATTAGCATCATTAGAATCAGAAGCTTCATTCACTGCTTCTCCTAGAAGTTTAGCAGCTTTTATTGCTGCTATAATTGAGCCAATACCAATTGCTATAACTATTGGAACAGAAAGTAATGATAATACCCCCTGTAATGTCATAGCTGCCTTTCCAACAACTACAAATTGTCCAATTGTTGCTGCTGACCATTTAGCCATAGCTAGTATCCAATCTTTCGCATATAATGCCATTATATAAAGAATTTCTAATTTTCTAGCTAACCACCAAGCAGAGAAATATATTCCTAATCCCAATAAAATAGATTGTGTAACTGTGGACATCTTACTAAATGAATTAATCATATCTTGTGTCCCTATTTTTATTGAATTTTTTAATATATCAATAGCTCCATTGATTATGCCTACTATTCCTCCTTCTCCACTTTTTCCAATAAAAATACTTTTAACTACAAGCTTTAATCCTTCCCATGCAAGACTCCAATCTCTTGTAAATATTTCCATAGCAATATCATACGCTCCTTTTAATATTCCCCATCCTATATCAAAAATACTTTTAATAATTTTCCAAGCACCTTTAAATATACTAGATATTTCATCCCAATGTTCTTTTGTCCATTTTCTTATATTATTTAAAACATTTTTTGTTTTATTCTGTATCTCATCCCAATGTTCTTTTGTCCATTTTCTTATATTATTTAAAACATTCTTTGTCTTGTCTTGTATCCCATTCCAATTTTTTGCCCATGCTACTGATAATAAAATAGCAAAACCTATCATTCCAGTTATTACTAATCCCGCTGTAGTAAACATAAATCCAAAAGCAGTAACTAATAACCCAACATATACAAGAACTGGTCCAATAGCTGCTGCGATTAAACCCAATTTAATTATAAAATCTTGAGTTCCAGGAGATAATTCATTAAATTTATTTATTAATTTTGTCATAATTTTCAACAATTCCATTTTTATCGGTAATAGTTTATTTCCTAAAATAATTTGTTGATTTCTATACATTTGGTTCATTATCTCTAACTTTTTAGGCGTAGATTCTAAAACAACCGCAAGTTGCTTATTCCAAAACTCAAGATTTTTTGTTTCATCTGATGCCATATCTGTTACTTCTTTTAATTGATCAACTTTGTCAACTAAAATACTAAATCTGTTTAATTGTCTTAATCCAACTAAATCTTTCATTGCCGTGTTGTAATTGGCAATTTTTACTTTACTTCCTGAAGAAAAAACTTCTGTTTGTTTGTCATGCAACATTTTTAATTTATCTACAAAACTGGCTGTTCTAAAAGCATTGCCTGAAACATCTATTCCAAAATTTTTCATTTCTTTTGTAGCTTTGGGCGTTGCATCGTTAATCTTAGAAATGACTGTTTTAAACATATTACCTGCAATCGTCCCTTTAATATTACTTTGAGCTAAGAGAGAAGTCATAGCAGCGGCGTCCCTTATACTTATTGAATTTTGCTTAAAAACTCCACCTGATTTTTGCATAACATCTAATATATCTTGCTCAGAAGTAGTTGTCTTATCACCTATAATATTGATTGTAGCTAATGCATCTCTAGTCTCATCAACATTTAGACCAAAACCAAACATGACTGATTTTACACCTTCAAAGGCTGACTTCAAATCTGTATCAAATAAAATGCTTGTTTCTAATGCTTTTTTAGATAACTTGATTAATACATCTTTTGAATCTATTCCAGCTTTATTAAATTCACCCATAACACCAAAAACATCTTCAATATTAATTCCAAATTCTTCAGAAAGTTCTTTAGACTCTTTTTTTAATCCTTCTGCATCTTCTTTTGTCCCTGAAAATATTTTATTAAATCTTGCCCAAGCTTTATCTACTACAATAGCTGTGTCAATAGCACTTTTACCAAACATAATTAAAGGCAATGTAATTGCACCACTCATTCTTTGTCCTAAAACATTGACTCTTGAGCCAAAGGATTCCCATGACTTACCAAAATTTTTAAGAGATTTATTACTTTTTTTAGTTGAATTATCTAATTTATCAACAGAACCTGAAACAGCATCTACTTTCGCACTCGCTTGATTTAACGCTGTCATTTTTATTTGTAAATTATAATCCATCATTTATTTTTTTTGTTTAGATTTTTTATCTTCTTCTTCAGCAATTACATTAGAAATAATTTTAAAATCTTGACAAATTTCAGGGTCTTGGTCAAACCATCCTCCTGCATAGGGTAAGCAATTTAACTCTTTACACATGGTAAACAAAGAGAGACTGGACGGAGGATTGACTATTTGATACCCTCTTGCCCAATCTCTCGTTGTAGCTCTAAGTTCAAGTAATTGCTTTTCTCTTATTTTTTTTTAGCCTCGTCAAATCCATTAAACTCTTTGATTTTTTTATATAATTCATTGGCCTTATCTCCATCCATTACAGGGTATAATGTTTTCTCCCATTCATCTTTATCATATTTAGTATATTCTTTTTCACCAAACATAATACTATATCCACAAACAGCTAATTTGATTAAAATAGATCGTTCTGTTCCAACTTTAGTTTCAATTTCTCCTTTTCTTGTATCTTGGTCCATTATGACTTTTCCAGAAATAGAATCTTGATATTGAATTAATTCACCTTCATTCAATTTCTTATACTCAATATACTGGGTATCATCTAACATTAATTTTTCTCTTTTTTGTTCTCCAAAATAGACATTTGCCATATATTTTTAATTTAGTTTATTAAACTTATTAGTAAGAAGCCTTTCCATTCCAACTGTGAATTTCAAAAATATTATTTGTTCCAGATTTAACAGCTTTTAGAGTCAGAGTAATAACTATCAAATCATCTCCTTTGGCTGGTATTGGAGCTGTCATAAAAACAGCATTTTTAACAGAAAATAATATCTTATACGGAAGAGCAGATGCCCCAATTTTAGTTGGACTACTAAGAACTATATCGACACTATCAGCATAAACATCATTAGTTGCAGAATTCGCTGTAGCTGAGCCATAGAAAGCTTTCTTATATAATTCTGAAGTTGTATCTAAGACAATATCAAGAGATAAGTCAATTTCTCTACGTTTTTCAGTAATATCACCTAAGAATCTTGAACCTACTCTGAAATCTCCATTCTCAAGATTATTCTTAATCGTTATTGATGCTTTTTTAACACTTACACTAGCACCACCAATATTAACATTAGCTTGAGTTGCAATTAGCATTGGAGTTGATTCAAAACTTTCGTTACTAGCAGACCCTTCTTCATCAGATATACTTACAATATCAAATTTAGCTGTTGAAGGTTCTGAAGCATTTATATCAACGGTGAATCCTTCTATTTTACAATCAGTATAATCATATATTTGAATATCATCAGCCACTGATTTTTTAATTGAAAGCCAAGGTAATTCTCCAGATGGAACAAAATTATGCAAATAAGCACCAGTGCTAACTACACCAGATGCTATATATGATCCCATTGCACCATAGAATAATAATCCGATAGCTTCTGATCTAATATATGAATCTATTGAACCTGCAATCTTATAATTTCCTTGATAGATTTCCGTAATATCACTTCCTGAACCAATTTCAACATCTGGGATAATTTTTTCCCCATCAGGATTGATGTCAATACCTTGAACTTTCATAAAGTCTGTTGGTTCTGTAAATGTTCCTTTCACTGGCTGAATAGCCAATCCAACATAACCTTTTTCCGCTGTATATGCCATAAATTTTTTAAATTAAATTATTATTTCTGTCATTATATTTAAACTAATAAGACAAGCATTTCCTAATTGACCAACTTTTAATCCTGCTGCTTGGCCATAAACCATATTTTCAATATCAAAACTAATCACTGTTTCTTTAATTCCATCTCTTGTTAATGATAATCCTCCTAAACTTCCAATATCTTGAGCAAAATATTTAAAAATTCTATTTACAATAATATCAACTTCATTCTGCCCGCTATTGAAATCAGCATTTTTAACTAAAGTAGCAATAGAACATTCGTAAATTCTTCTTACAGGATAACTTTTTCCAATTTCTCTATCAGCACTATTAGCAGACACAATATCTACTCCAACAAAATAATTCACCGTTACACTCTCAGGGATTTGGTTAGTAACTTCATCCACTAAAACATTCTTATATTTAGAAGAAACTCCCAAGTTATCGTCTAATCCTTCTTTGATATTTGTTAAAATATAATTTCTCATGTAATTGATTTAAGAATCCAATCAGATAAACTATTAACTAATTCCTTGCCATCATTTTTTTGAAATCCTATCATTGGTCTCATTGGTAATTTTTGTCCAGGTCTTCCTTTGCCAGATTGGTTAGAAGCAAATTTTTGTCTTACTTTAAAAGGTAATTCTTTCACTCCCCATGTAGTTTCTGAATAATTGTTACTTACTTTTGTAGTTCCTTTTAATTTAGTAACATTATCCATCAACTCACCACTTCTCTGCAATATTGGTCCTTCTCCATATCCTTTCTTATCTCTATCTTCAATCGTTACTTCTGATAACGGTAACCATCTTGGTCTTCCTTGTAACTTAAAATTTTTCAAAAAACTCTTTTGCATTATTCCATTAGGTTCTCCAGAATTCATCCATTTGCCAGCTATTCTTCCTATATATCTTAATTTTTGTAATGTTTTTTTTAACTCTTCTATTCCACTTATTGTTACCTCTATCATATTGTTTTTGTATCTTCTAAACTATTGTATTTAGTAGCATCAACCTTACCTTCAATAGCATCGTTTTCAATTCCAGACATAGGTCTATCAAAAGTAGCATACTTATCAGAAGAACTACCATCAATTATTGGAGGGTCTATCACTTCATCAGAATCGTCAGTATCTCTTATTGCTTCCTTAGATAAAACTACTTTTTCATTGATTAACTCTGTTAACATCCGATTAGCTCTATTAATCAATATTTTTCCATATTCATGTGTATTTTCTACTTCATGTAATATAGCTACAGCCAATAAAATATTCCCAGCCGATAACGATGATTCAATAGATTTAAGTATTCCAACATCAGTAATATCCTTAGAAGTTATAGGAACTATATATAACTTTCTTAGTTTGGCATTGATTATATTAAATGAATCAGTTCTAAAATCTGCTATTACTATATCAGAAGAAATCGTAACTTGAGCAAGTTTTTCTGATATATCTCTATCATTTGAATATGTCTCCATAATTTTATAACCTCATGATAAGGTACAATCTTTCATACCTTATCCATAAAGTTGTAAAAACTTTAATGCTGAGTTCTATTAAAATACCTTCGCATTGAATAATGCTTCAGGATGTTTAATTCGTGGGAAAGCATCTAATCCGACACCTGCCTCAATTCCATACGGATCTTTCTTTTCTACCGTCCAAGAATAATATCCAGGTTTATAATCAGCTAATGGATGCATTACTCTTGCAGTATCTCCAATTCCATCATTAGTAGGGGCTAACATAATAATAGTATTTTCTGCTAAAAATCTTGTTACAGTATTTCCTGCTGCGTTAGTATAAGTTGAATCATAAAGTTCAATCTTAATCCCTGTATTTTCTTCAATAACTTGTTGAGCTTTAGTCAATGACAACATAGGATTAGTATATTGCATAATTGTTCTCATTCCTTTCGCTTTTAAAGCATAGCTTAATGCTTTTCTTGACATAATTGCTACTGTCATTAAAACACCAGTTTTTTCAAGAACTGTTTGTTGCCAATCTAGAATGTCTCCCAAAGGATCAGAAGTTGCAGTAGTACTCCATAGAGTAGAAGGTACAACACCAGATTGTCCTGGAGTAATTCCATAATCTACTGAAAATTTAATTTTTGAAGTAGAAGGAGAACTAACCTTTCCTAAAAGAGCGTTTACTTGCATCCATTCCAATCTATTGTCAATAGCGTCTTTACATCGTTGCAAAGCATCTCTTACTTTCTTTTTAGCTGCAGCACCTTGCTGAGCTACTAAGGAAATCTTACCATCAACAATCGGTAACATTCCAGCTTCACGAATTTTTCTTAAATCAGAAGCATTGAATCTTTCTTTTTGAGCTAAACTAACAACATCAGCATAAGCTCTATCAAATGCTTGTCGTCCTACAAGTTTAGCTTCTCCATCAACTGCTCTAAAGTCAGCTAATGGACTAACTGTTTTAACTATATCCCAAGTCAATTCTTCTGTTGGAGAATTGAAAAATGGAAGATAACTCAAACCAATCTTTTTACCACCTTTGTTTTCTAATTTATTAACAACGGAGGTCATGGTAGCTTGATCTAAACCATATACATCAAGTTTGTTCATATTTTTATTTCAATTTATTAATTATTTAACGAGAATATCAAGCGTTGAAGTTCTAAGCAACTCCTTATATGTAGGAGGCAATGCTCCGTCTGCAGCACCCATAAGAATTTCTGATTCTTTAACTGTTCCATTAACCAATACTCCTGCGTCAACATCACCTTCTGATAAATCAGCAAAAGTATCATTAATTCCAACAATAGTATAATCCAATTGTCGTCCATCGCTTTCTGTTGGATCGTATGGTCCAACTAATCCTGAAGCAGCAGCAGGAGATGTTATCCTTGCTAAAACTACTCCTTTATTCAGATATTTTTTGTTATCACTATCAACAGTAGAAACTGTATCTGAATCGATAGTATAACTTTCAAATTGTGTTCCTTCAGTAGAATATAAATATTCTTTTATAACTATTCCACTAGCAGGAGTTATAGATCTCATATTTTTTTATTTAATTATTAATTAGTTTCTTTTATAAATTTATCCGCTTTTTCGTCTGTTGTTTCTTTTTTATCTTCTTCTTTTTTCTCTTCCCCTTCTTCTTCTTTTTCTATTACTTCCTTGTCTAATTTAACAATACTAGCAGATTTTTCTTTCATCTCTTTGTATTTATTAAATTGTTCCTCAGTCAAATCTTTCACAAATACTTTTTCATCTTTGACTTGAGCTGGTAAAATTTTTCCTTCTTTTTCCATCAAATCTACAAATGTTTCTCTTTCTTTCAAAAGTAACACTTTTTTTTCTTCCCTAAGAGCTTTTAATTCTTTAGCTTCTTTAGGAAATTCCTTTTCCATTGTTTCCATATTATTTTCTTTTAATTTATTATGTTTTTTAACTTCCTTTTTTTCCTCTTTAATTTCTTCCTCTTTTTTCTCTTCTTTAGCTTCTTCTTTTTTTATAGGAAGATTTTCTTCTTTCTTTTCCTCTTTTACAGGAGGAAATTCTTTTTCATTTGGCATATTCATTATTGCATTAAGATTTATTAACTCAAAATTTTTATTATTTCGTGAATAATTAAAGGTTGGTGATAATCCTTCTACTTGAGGAATATCTACCCAAGCTACTCCATATAAGATAGGTGAATATATAATTCCATTATTATCATCATAAGTTCCAATTTCAGCACTTCTACTAACATAAGAACCTTCTACTATCTTATCCCACATTTTTTCAGAAGTAATTCTAAAATCTGCTATTAACTTATTTCCTTTTCTTTTTATATCTTTAATATAGCCACCAATATTATCAATAATATCCCCTCCACCGAAAAATCCACCTGATGGATGATCTGCTCTTACAGGAACATTTGGAAAAACACCGAAAGCTTTTAGATAATAGAAATTAGCTACCATTTTATCTAATCCTGAATTTTTAAATTGTATGCCTCTATATGTTCCTGATTTAAATATTTCTACATTTTTAAGAATTTTCCCTTCTTTTGATGCATTTATAGATTTCTTGGTTGGTGTTTGAGAAAAATAAACTAATCTTGTTTCAGACTTTTTTTCTTTGCTAGCTACTATTTCATATGGTTTTTCTTTTTTTCTTTCTTTTTGGCTCATAATAGAAGTTTCACAAATAGCAATGGCAGAAGATTTATCTTTTCCATCTTTCATTACTTTTTTAACACAACTATCCATTTTTGGTGTTAATTCTTTTGGTACTCCTGGATAAGGCATAAACAAAATTCAAGCTAATAATGAACATATATTTATTAAAAATATGTCAATAGAGCATTATATTATTATATATTACTTAAAATAGATTATTTTTTACTGGATGTCAAGATATACCTATATCTGCCTTTTATATTAACCGTATTTTTGAACAATTATTTTTGCTTTTATTTTTTCTTTAGATATATTTGCTTTTATTTGATTTCTATTTATATTTGCTTTTAATTTACTAAGTGTTATAAGTGCCTTCAATTTCAAAATCAATCTTAAAATTTCTATTGAAATATTTTCAGCACCTGTCCCTGTTTCCTTTAAAGCAATTCTACCTAAAATATTTAATAATTCATTGCCATTCACATTATCACTTAATTTAAGATTATTTAAAATTGATAAACTTTCTATTCCTGATCCGTTTTCATCTAATTTAAATCTATTCAACAAACTTATTATTTCGGAAGCAGTAGCTACTTCTATTATTGAAAGATTACTAATTATATTTAAAGTTTCATCACTATTTCCATTATCAAATAATTTTAGACTATTTAATAAATTTATTATCTCTCCGCTATTTCCTGTATCCTCTAACTTTAAATTATTAAGCAATGCTATCGTTTCATCACTGTTCCCTGTATCTTGCAAACTAAATTGATTGGATAAATTTATTATTTCATCACCTTGTGCTGTTTCTATTATTCTTATAATAGCATTTTTAATAGTTGATATTACTTCATCACCATTGGCACTGTCTTGTAAATCAACGTTATTCAATAAATTTATTACTTCATTGCTATTTACTGTATCTGATAATATAAAACTATTTAACAAATTTAATGTTTCATTTCCAGCCATTGTTTCACTTATAATAAAACTATTTAATAAATTAACAATATCTGAGCCTGCTCCTGTTTCTGATAATGCGAGAGTATTTAATAAACTCAACAATTCACTTCCTATTCCTATTTCTGAAATATTAAAACTATTAGAAGTTCCTAAACTTTCACTTCCTTGTGAGTTTTCAGATAAATCTAAAGTATTAGTTATACTTAGGCTTTCACTGCCTGAACCTGTTTCTGAAATGCTTTTTTCAAATATCGTTGTAACTTGGACTGTATTCCCATATCCTGTTCCTTCTGAATTGACGGCATAAGCCCTAACTCTGTAATTAGTCCCTGCTGTTAACCCTGTTATTCCTTTTGAAAAAGCTCCTGTCGTGAAATCTCCATCATCATAAGCAACACTATTCGCAGTGGTGGGGTCGCCAGAAGTTCCTGTCATATAACAAAAACCTCTACGAGTAGCATTTTCTCCTCCTGTGTCAGTTATATTTCCGTTTCCTGTGCAAGTTGTTTTTTCAACGTTGGTGGCAGATTGAGTTGTTACTGTTGGAGCAACAGTTCCTCCTCCTGCTGTATAGGTGGCGTAGATGGAACATTTACTATTTGTTATATCAAAAGAAGCTGTATCAGGCCAGTTGTTATAAGTATAATCACCGTCAGATCTTCCCTTGTCGCTTTCAGTATCATATCTTATGTATAACTGACCAATGCTACCAGTATAATCATTCCAAGCAACTAATACATAATCTTGACCAGTTAAAGCAGGCGGGCTTGCAAAGGTTAATACTTTTTTCTCATCACTAACAGAACCAGTTAAAGTTCCCTCATTAGTAACACCCACTTTAGAAGAATCACTTTTTTTATAAATAGCGTATTGATACTTAATGTCTGCCGATCCTCCATTCAAACAAGCAGTTATACTATCAGCATTTCCTGTCCCAGAGCAAGTGAAAAAGGAGCCTGCGAAGGTGAATGATCCGCAGTTTTGACTGCTACTACCACAAGTTTCATAGCCAAAGTTCGTTCCCTGACTTTTAATTGGATAAACAGCATTGTCTAAAAATTCTTGCGGTATTGTAATTGTTAGTTTCCCTTTTTTCTTATCTATATTTAATTCTTCCCAAACCCAATTCCCTTCAGCGTCCGTTGCCTTTGGTCTATAAATATGTCCAAATTTACCTGTTTTATATTTTTTTGCATCTTCCTTGTTAGAATAAACTTTTTTATCTTCTTCTCTATAAATAGCATACGATCCCTCTATAAAATCTGGTCTGATAATCTCCCCCTCTATTTCCATTAAATCCCTTTCGTCTGGTGTCAAAATATCCTGATATAAAAATTTTAATCCTTTTGTTTCTATATCAAATTCTAAAACATTTGTTTCAGGTTTTTCATTTAAAATTATTTCAATTTCAAACCCTCCCGCACGGTTCTTTACAAAAGGCTCATACCATTTTTCAAAACCAACAGCTTCAGGCTCTCGTGGATAAAAATGGTATTCTTTTTTATTATCAATCCACTTAACTTTTTCATCTTCAATCACAAGGATCTTTCCCAAATTCTCTTTAGTCTTTATATTCAAGAAACATTCACCATCCCATTTTTCTAATTTCAAGTGTGGTCTAAAATCCTCCTTAGCAATATCCCCTATTTCAGCAATAATATCATCATTCACATCATCTATTTTTTGCTTGTATCTAAAAGTAGAAGAATTTATAGTTTCTCTTACTTGTTTTTCAACTCCCAACGCAGCAATTTCCCTGTCTAAAATTTTCTGTATTTCTTTATTCATAACTTAAATTTATAAGAATTATCCCTATAAGCCTTTCCTGTTTCAGGATTTATATGTTCGCAAAATACACCCGGATGACAATAAATTTTATATCCTGCTTTACGAATATCTATGTTCCTTTTTCTATCATCGGCTGGATTTGGTTTATCCTCCCAAAGCGTGTATGGAACATTCTGAAAAACATCTTTATGTTCCAACAAACAATAAGTGCCAGTAAGATAAACTTGATATACTTGCTTAAATTCTATTTTATTGGGATTTATTAAAATTCCTCCATGTTTTCTATTATATGCCCATCCTCCTATACATTTTTTATTTTCCGCTAACAACTTTTTAAGAGCATCTTTCGGCGGTTGAGTGTCGCCATCTACATTTAGAAGCCAACTATAATTCCCCTTTTTTACTATATTCAAATAAGCATTTCTTATTTCCTTAACTTTCCAAACTTGTTTTTCTGTCCAATCCGTTCCTGATGCAATCCATCCTTTCGGAAGTTTTCTTTTAAATTTTACTATGGGCGTTCTAATCACCTCTAACCAAATATTATTCTCTTTGATATAATTCATCATTTTGTCTGGTATTTTTTCTCCTTTTTGTAAATCAGTAAAAACTAATCTATCAACCTTATATCCTTCTGGTACTTCAATCTTTTGCACTGCATTCATTACCCTTTCAAAAATTGGAAAATACGCCTGATGAGTCAATAAAACTATTACTATTTTTTTCATAAGTTCCATTCCTTAATTTTTTTATTCTTATAAGCTTTTGCTTCTTTCCTAAATTTTCCTAAGTGTTCACAATATAAATAACTGTCGCAATAAATCTCATATCCCTTTTTAATTAAATTCTGACTAAAATCCCAATCCTCTCCTCTCAATGTTTTGTAAGGAAATCTATTTTTGCTCTCTATCACTTTCCTGCTTAATAATAAACAGCCAGCCCCAATCGTTATTACTTTAAATAATTTTTTTCGCTTTATGCAATCTCCTATGTATCTATTAAAAAATATCATTGTTACAGCTATATCTGGAAATCTTTTATTAAAATACCAACCACCAACTACATCTTTTTTGCTTGCCAATAATCTTTCAACAGTTTCTTTTTTTAAAATAACATCTGAATCAACAAGTAACTGATGTGAACATTTAGTATCTAATAATCTATCTAATATTTTGTTTCTTAAAAAAACCAGCTGGCTTAATTCCTCTCTTTCCATTCCACAGTAATGCTCAACACCATCATTTTTTTTATTAAAAATTGGTCTTTCATAAGTAAGCAATTTTATATCTTTATTCTCAAAATAATCTATAACTTTATTTTCTGTATTAAAACAATAACACTCTAAATCAAATTTGCCTTTAAGGTTTTTTATACTATCCAATACTCTATCCAAATATTGAACATTCTTGTTATGAATTATAACTGATATTAATATGGGCATTTTGAATTCTTGTATTTTAATTTTAACAAATTATCTAATTTTCCAATAGGATCTTTACTATCATAATCTTTTTTGCAACCAATTAAAGTTTCGTTCCACAAACAGATAGCCTGTTTTCTTTTTCTCATTAAACAATCTCCATTATTATATTTATCAGCACAACCATATTTTCCATTGATTCTTACGGGATTAAAATAATTATCTATTCTGTATCTAATTCCGATTTTTTCAGCCCATTCAATAAATTCAAGCATATCGTCATTACTCAAAGCATCTTTTTTAGTATCAAATCCTTTTGGCGTTTTTAAAAAAACTACAGTAATACTCCCTTTTTTCTTTTTAACTAATTCTTCAACTTCTTTTCTAGGATTAAAATAATTCATTGATATACATATTTCCGCTAATTGTGAATTTGCTATCTTGTCTATATTTTCTGAAGTAAGCAATTTCCCATTCGTATAAATTCCTGTTTTTATTTTTTCATCAGAGAATAATTTTACTATCTCAAAAAATTTCGGATGCAATAATGATTCTCCGTAATGGACTAAGTCTATGCTCTCTTGTTTGTTTTTAATCAGCTTAATAACTTTCCTGACTGTTTTTAGTGAAATAAATCCTTTTTTTCTTTTCATTATTTTGTTATTGCAAAAAGAGCATTCCGCATTGCAGTAATTTGTCAATTCAAGTTGAAATAATTTCATTTTTTTATCCAATCTAATATTAACTTTGTATTTATCCGTTATTTCTTTTGGCAAAATTTTAGGTATTTTTACCATTTTATTCTAATTTCTAACTTAATGTGATTTCAAGAGATAATTGCCAAGTTTGTCCTGACGCTTTCGTTCCCTGATCAGAAATTTTGCGGTCAAGCATAGTCCCAGCAGTTGAAGCATTAAATGTTCCAAATTCCTGCCAGTCAAAGTTAGCATCTGATGACCCAAAATCTGCTTGAAATATTATTTTCTGATTAGTTCCATAAGTAGGATAACCACTGTTCATTCCTTTTCGTAATTTATTAGTTGAAGCCTGCAAATCAGTTTGAGTTGCTGCAGCTGCTGTTGTGCTATCACCTACTCCTAAATAAGCATTAGTGTTATCAAACGCAGTTCCACCACCCCCTGCTAATAAAGTTAAAGCAGCGTTGATACCAGTATTAACTAAGATATTTCCTTCTATTTCTTTTTCTTCAAAGGCAATTCCCTTTTTAAAAGCCTCGTCATTGGCAAATTTTTTAATTCTCCACAATGTTTTGTGAGTAGCTTTTTCTTGTGTTTTCTTTTCCATAATTTTTTTAATTTAATTATTTACTTTCTACTTCTTCAATTCGTTTTTTAAGCTTATTTGCTTCTTCAACGAATTTTTTAGCTTTTGACAATTCTACTTGTCTGTATGCGTCCACTATTGGATCATACATTGTCACCATTTTTTCTTTTCCCATTTTTTTTAAATTATTTAATTAGTTATATCTTGTTTAATAATTAATTTTCCATAGTCAATAGACCTCACTATCCCAAGATTAGAAGTCAACTGAATATCGTAAAAATAGCTACCAGCATTAATATCGGTATCACTATGTGATAATGTAATATTAGTTTTTCCTTCTACTGGAACTGAATGTTCTCCAGATGCTACTTCAACAGAAATTACTCCACTACTAGAAGTTAAATCAGATTTAGCTGTAAAAATTAAATTATCATTGGAAATATCAATAGCTACATCATTTTTATCAGTAAATGTTACATCTAAATTGGTATCATCTCCTCTTATTATTTCTAATTTATTTAATGACATTTTTTTATTCTATAAATTTATTTTTTTATTTGTAATTGCTCTTAATGATATATCTACAAATGACTTTGCTAATAGGATACCTCCTACCTCAGGATACATATTACTCCAAATAGAAATTATTGCAACAAGGGATTGCAACACTGCTACCCAAATTGTTCTTGACTTATACCATTCTTTTTTGTTATTCATATATTTTTTAAATTATTTAATTAACTTTTTAATTCTTTTTCTTCCACTAAAAATGTTTTTTTCTTTTTACTCTGCATAAAATCATAATCAGATCCATCTTCGTTGAATACTACTTTATAACATCTTCCATCATCTACAAATAATGCTTGTGTTTCAATATGTGTCTTTGGATTTTTTGCTTTTCCTATGAAGTTACTCATTTTTTTAATTTACTAATTATACTTTTTATAAAAAATACTAAATCATTCGTTTTTGTTTTGTCCAATATTCTATTCTAGCATTTGCAATTTCTACATATTCTTCATTGATTTCACATCCTTCAATGTATTCAAATCCTGCATTATATCAGCATATTTCCAAATAAATCCACCAGCAGTTTTTCTTTTTCCTTTGCAAACCTTAGAAATATTTTGTTGTATTATTCCCAATCCTCTTTGTATTTCATAACTTGAATACCATTTCTTAATAAAATTACCACTTTTATCATATTGTGAATAAACCCTTGAACGATTATGCTCTTTACCAAATTTTCCTTTATATGTAGCTTTTCTGTTTAATTTTTTGAATGAATGTTTTATATTCTCAGAATAAGAACACCATTCTAAATTAAAATAATAATTATTTTTAGGATTTCCATCTTTATGATTAATACAACATTTATTCTGTGAATTTGGAATAAAATGTTTCGCTACTAATCTGTGTATATATTTTCTTTCTATTTTTCCATCTTTACTTAAAACAACTTTTAAATAATCTTTACCATTATTATGTAATTTTAAAAATCTACCTCCAACTTCTTTACCCTGTTTATCTATTCTTTTAATAGAATAAACCCTACCCTCATCTGTTATTTTATAAATTCCTTTATAATTTTTTATTGGTTTAATTCTCATATTAGTATAATTATATTTATTAATACAATTATATCATATACCATTGATTTCATAAAGTCAATAATTTACTCATAAAATCTACTGCTTTTTTATACTCAGGTTTTCCATCTTTACTAATAATTATTTCTGAACCAAGAGCATAAGGTGGATCGCAAAACAAAATATCAGAAGAATTGTCTTCTTGTTTTTTTAAAAAAACTAAGGCATCTTCATTTGATATATTTATTTTCATTTAATCTTGCTAATTATGCTTTTTATAAAAAATACCAGACTATCTACAATTTTAGCATCTTTTGCATTCCCTTGATTTAGTCCTTGCAATTCTGTGATCCTCTTATCTTGTTCTTCAATCGTTTTCTTTTGGTTTTTAACTCTTACAATATAGCCGTTTAGAGAAGATTTAAGTCTATTTAGTGATACTTGCAAGGCTTTGGTTTCAATCGTGTCGTAGCTATTGTTTTCCAACGATAATGACAATTCAGCGTTCTCTTCTTTAAGTTTTTTGTTCATTACAGCCATATCTTTCATATCTTCTTCTAGTATTTCATTCCCTCTGATAGCAGTATTAGCGTCTTCTACCAATTCTTTGATTTTTTTTGCGACTTTTACATCTTCTTTTTCGTTAATGAAGTTTTTAAAGTCAAAAATATATTTTTTGATAGCTTTTTTTGTTTCTTTAATTTTGTCCATTTTATTTGAAGTTAATTTATTACCATATTTTTTAAGCTCTTCTATTGTTCCTCTAAAAACATCTCTATCTAATCCATTAGCGGAAGTATATTGCCAAATTACCCAGTCTTTAAACTTTCCTATATTAGGTGGCTGGTCTTCGTTTATTTTTCCATTGTTCCTGCCATATCTAGCTACCCATAAAGGATAATCAACAGATTTATTCCAATTTTTAACTGGTGCGTATATGAATGGCTTAAAACCTAATTTATTTTCTACATATTTTAGAAATTTCTCACAAAGTTCAGGTGATTGACCAGTTTCTGCGTCCAAAGCGACTAATTCTCCCTCTTTTAAATCTCCAATATTATTAAGAAAATGTTTTGCCTCTTCTATTGGATTGTTATGAAGAAAGTGGTATGCACCAAACAAAATGCCATTATCTCTACAAAACTTCTTTTTAGCCTTATAGGTAGGGTCAACAAAACTTAAACTTTCTGTGCATTTGCAGATAGCGAAACTTGTTTTTGGCACTTCTCGTTGATAATGAGACGCATCCGCTCCATATAAGTATTTATTTTTCATAAACTTTTGTAGTTAATGCTTTTTCTACTGACCATTTATATAATATAATTCTACTTTTTAATGTAAAATAGCTTATCCCTATTTCCTTTGCCCATTGTGCTATATTTTGTGTTTTTCCTTTATATGTTAATAGGTGATTACTCCTAGTATTATTAGCTTGTTCTACTCGTGTTGCCCACCTACAGTTTTTAGGTTCGTAGTTTCCGTTATTGTCTATTCTATCAATGCTCATTCCTTTTGGTGCTTCTCCCATATCCTTATAAAAGTTTTCAAATTTCTCCCAACGCTTGCAAACTTTAATTCCTCTACCACCGTAATTTTTATAAGCTAAAGTATGCTGATTATTGCATCGTGCTTTCATCGCTTGCCAAATACCATAAATTTTTGTTCCTGTACTTTTATGAGTTTTATTCTTATTCCCTAAATCTCTTGCTGTTTCTCTCTGCAAGCATCCACAAGATTTAGTGCGACCTGTAATAACTCTACTAGATGAAATCACTTTCTCATTTTCACAATTACATCGAAACAACCAATATTGACCCCTCCATTTATCCCTATGGTCAAACTTAACTGCAGTTAATCTATTAAATTTATCCCCTTTTTTAATTATAGGTTTTCTCATTTGTTTTAAAGTCCAGTGCTATGCCCAAATTGGTGTAAAGGCATAACACAAGACTACCAATTTAATTATTTATATCTTTATTATATCATATTTTTACTCTTTTAGATAACTCCTTTTAAAATTTTTCATATTTTTGTAACAAATATATTTTAATTATGTAACAACAGTATGCTAAAAACCTCTATTTAAAGCAAGTTTTTTGATATTTCTTGTTTAGAAGAAGTAGCATTTTGCTATTTTGGGAAGTAACAAATTTTTAATAAATTGGAGAACTTGGATTAAAAGTGCTAGGGTTATTTAGATAACGTTGATATTTTTCTGGATGAAAATAACAAGGATAATATCCGTTATTCCTCTTAAACTCTAATATCTCCTTTTCCAATTCTAAAATCCTTTTTTCTAATTTTAGTTGTTTGATTTGTTCATATTTATTCATATTTCTTATATTTTTTAAATATATTATTTAAACAGTTTTCCATATTTCCTTCACGCAAATCTCCGTATCTGACGGCTGCTATTAATTCATTCTCAATCTCTTCTATTATTTTTATTTCTTCGAAAGAATATTTCATATGTTTTTTATTGTTATTTTGTGCTTACTCTAGTGATTACAAAACACTTAGCTTTGTTTTTGGCTTTATTTAAACCTTTTTTTCTTTAGTTTTGTAATCGTGTATATTTTTTTAATTATTTTTCTACTTCCTATTATCCTAGTAACTCCATTAGTCAATATCCACTTACCGAATGGCATTTTGATAATTCGTATATTGTCTTTTTTGGAGTGGAAAACTAGATAACGCATATACGCTTATACTAACTATCACAGCGATAATAATGATTATTGCAACGATAGTTTCAAAAATAAATTTACAAATATTTTTTTGTTAATAATTATCCCCCGTTGCTGGGTATTGGGGAACGCCCAGCAATGGAGTGAGAAGCCTAAGGTTCTAGACTTCCCAAGAAGGATTATTTTTTATCGAGAGATTGTAAAACATACTTCCATTGTCCATTCCAGAAATAATCAACTAGATAATTTATTATCTCTGGTGGAGTAAGTAGCCCAAATAGATTATGGTACTCTCTGTGTAGCCCCAATGGGACTAATGAAATGTTATTGCCTCCTCCAGTACCTCCCAAAGATTTTGGAATTATGTGGAACTTGGTTAGAGTGTTTTCACTCATTCTTGGTGAACTTTTCCTAATTCGTTTTTTCCTCTTCTTCTTGTGTCTCGCCATCACTGACCTCCAATCTTTC